CCGCCAAAACCTCCGCCAAATCCATTATTTCCCCATCCAAACAACAGGGCGAATACAACGATTATCCACAACCAACCACCGTCTCCCCAGCCGGCTCCAGAACCATAATTTGAGCCAGCAGGTGTAACCGGCATCATGAAAGGTGTATTTGATTCAAACATACCATTTTACCTCCTAAAAAAATTATTTATACGTAATCTTGCAAGAATTAGTATCATATTCCAAATTTCTGTTTATATGAATTGTATATTTCATCTGCATTTATTCCCTTTTCTTTGCAGAGATTTCTGGCCATCTGTTCAATGCCGTTCATGTCTCCCTTTTGAGCCATTTCAATTGTGTTTTTAGCCATAGGATTTTGCATAATGTGGCTATTTCCCATCATGCTTTGCATAAACTGTTGAGGATTCCCGTTTTTAGCCATCTGAAAAATATTAAGTAGATTCATTCAAAATCACCACTTTCTTTTTAATCTTGGACTAAATCTTGACTAATCTTTGACTTAGATGCTGTTTTAGTTGTAGATTTAGTCAAAGACGATTCTAAGCTGCATAACTTTGTTTCTATCTCATCAAATCGTTTCATAATACCCTCTGTAGCCTCTTCTGATAGGATTATTTTCGATTCTGAACCGATGTTTGATGTATTTATGCCATTGTTGTTTGAAACAGGCTTAAAAACGGTTGTACGGATTGTACCGTCTGCATTCCAACCTTTAACATAAATTTCTGACAAGTCCTGTTTAGGGAAAAATGCCATGCTTCCATCCATGGGTACTTCATTTGCATTTATGTTTTCAAGCTCCTGTACAACTCTTCCGTTTATCCCAACGTTTTGAACCGCCTGTTGCGGTTGCGAAAATTGAGGAAATTGCTGATCGTAGCTTTGCATCCTCTGCTGAGCTGAAATCATAGGATTATATGAAAATGGTTGCGTATATCCAATTTGCGGATTATACATTGTCGGATTCATCTGCATTATCTTCAACCTCCTCAAGAACATCTTCTATTGCGTGAATTACTTCTGATTGTGTTTGCAGGTCCAATCTTTGCAATTCTTTTCTCATAAATATCTTTTCTAAAACTTCATCTGAAAACATAAGAATCAACCTCCTTATGACTAAATTTTTGCATAAAAAAAGAACGCAAAAACGTTCAAAAATAATTTAATATAATAAGTATCAATTTACTACTTGATTACCTCGTTGATTACCTTTCACTTTTTCACCTATTTTAGGTGATACCATACAAGTCTCCTTTCCCTAGTATTTACAAGGCTTTCAGACCGTTTCTCTATATTCTAAAATAATGAGACACGGGGGATTCGAACCCCAAAACAATTCCTATAAAGCCTTGATTTTCCTAACTTTTTTGATTTTCATTTTGATTACCATGATTACTTTTTGATTACTTATGCAGAAAAAGCACTCTCAATAATCCGCTCTGCTTCTTCTCTGCTTTTGTTGTTGTAGTAATAAAAAGCCTTAGTAGTCTTAATGTCCGTGTGACCCATCTGTGATATTGTAATGTTATCAGGAACACCTGCATCAATAAGGTGAGTACCATATGTCATTCTTGCCTTATGTCCCGATCTTCTCTGAATTTTCAGATCATCGCATATACGATATAATTTTTCTGTAAATGCGTGTCCTCGCATTCGCTTATTGGATTTTGTAAAAATGTACTCATTACGAATATCACTTAATTCTTTGATTTTTCTCAACAAATTAATTGTCTGTTTGGTTATTATAACATTTCTAAATCCGGCATCCGTTTTTGGAAAATCCCTTACTTCAAAAATGTAATTTCCATCATCATCTTTGTAGCGGATCTCCGTTTTGCTAATATTAATAGAATTTTCATTTATATCCGACCATTTTAAGGCTGATAACTCTCCAACTCTCATGCCTGTTTGAAATGCCAAAAGAACACCATATAAAAGCAATGAGGGTTCTTGATTTAAGATGTAATCCGATATCATTCTTTCCTCTTCGGCAGTAAACACCTTCAAGCTATCATCAACATATTTCTTTGTGAAAATCTTCTTTGACAAGTCAAGATCTCCCATGAAATTTGTTATGCTGATATTTGTGTATCCTTTTTTCTTTCCATATTTAAAAATTCCATTAATTAACGTTCTAAGTCCACTCCAAGCCTTAGATGTAAGATTCATAGAATGAATCGTTGTTTTTATAAATTCTTCAAGCAAATCTTCCGTAATAAATCTAAATTCAATTTCAGAAATGAAAGAGTTTTTAATGTACCTATCATAGTCGGTTGAATATCTATCATATGTCTGCCGTTGAATCTCTCCATAGCTTAATTTGCTTTCAATCCACATATTATATACATCTTCAATATAAGGCTCATTTGACATGTTTTTGTAATAATCTACAATTGCATCTTCAATAGCGGATTCGTTAGTCCTTTTCAGAAGCTTTCTTCCGGATTTCGAATGTTTATCAGGAAGATATGTGTAATATCTCTCGTCCTTTCCTTTCCAAACTTCATAATTATGTTGCTCCAAATACCTCTTACGTTCGTTCATTTCAATTTTTTCTTGTATGGTATCACGACTGATAATACCATTTTCAATTGCGTAATTCAACAATTCTTTATCGGTCAATTCACACATTGTCACTCACTTCCAATCGTTTGATTTTTTCTTTTATGTCACTTATTCTTCGCTCAACGGTTCTAAGCGACAAGCAGGTTTTTATTGATATTTCCTTGTTTGAAAAACCACGGAAAAGAAATTCAAAAATCTGTTCCTCTTCCGTGGTAAAATTGGCGTTTGATTTTATTTTTTCAAGTTCTGGCTTAGTAAGTTTTGATAACTTCATAAGCCGTTCTCCTTAATATTTTACAAAAAATCTTTTATTGTGTTTTGCCATTCTTTCTCTTGCTTCCTTTGCTTTTTGCGAATGCGAATTATTGTAAAATATTTCATAGTGTCTTTGCAAATTTTGTACCCATCTTTAGATTCTTCACCGCAAAAATAACATTTTCCATTTTCAACCCAGTTTGCTCTTTTATTTATATTATATTCTTTGTTTGGATACCTGAGTTTGGATACATAATTATTACGCTTGGCTCTACATATAGAACAAAGTGTAATACCGGAAACCGCTTTCCTTTTATGGCATCTTGTACACATTCCGTTAGCTTTGTCTTGTGCATATAATTCTCTCTTCCTTGCCTTTTGCTTTTCGCAATATTTCTGGTATTCATCTTTTGAGTGAACCCTTTTGGATAAACACAAAGTACAATTTTTTTCGCCAGGATAAAGCCGTTCTTTATGACATATAGGACATATTCCAAGGTCTTGGTATGCTTTATAATCACCCTTGTGATTAAGTGCTTGTTTTTTGCTGCAGCTTTCACAAAAAACTTTCCCCTTTCTCTCTTCTTCTATCTCACCGCCACATAAAACGCACAATCCAAGCTCTTTTCTTTTATAATATGTTTCTGACATTTTAATCATCCTCCACGCGTATAAACCTTTTAGTTTTAGATTCTCCGTTTCTTTGCCTTTGAATTGATTTGAATATAGATTCTGGTTTCATTCCAACCATTAATGCAAGTTCCTTGCATGTTTCTGCCACACATAGGCAATTCATATTCATCCTGCGTAACTTCCATCCATAAATATCTTTTCAATCATCATCACCCTTTACCTCTGTAAAATCTGACAAAATGCAATTCTGGCACACTTCAAGTCCGTCGTAATACCAAAGTTTTTCAACTTCTTCCTTGCACTTATCACAGTAAAACCTAGGCACCCTCAAGTTCGGACAAGTTGAGCCTAAACACGGATAACCGGGTGATGCACAATCGCAACATTCGTTTTCATACCTAACCATTAAATCACCTTATATCCTTTCTTAAGACCATTCTTGTTCCTGTTGATTTTATATAATCTTCACAAACTCCATGACAACCAAGCTTTCTGTCTGTGCAGTTTTTGCAATTAAAATACATATCAATCACATCCTATCTGTTTTAGGTTAGAAGACGAAATTTCATGTATCTTATTTTTGAGATATTCAGGCAATTGCCTTGATTCAGCTTCTTTCAAAGCATACTGTTCGTACATCATGCGAAAATTAGCACGTTCAACAGAAATGTTTTCAGACATACAAAATGTATCGTATCCAATCCTGTCAGTGCATCTAAGTGCAATCCTGTTTCTTTCGCCAATATATGCTATTCCCTCTTGTTGCCTGTACATTCCGTACTTGCTAATTGATGTAAGAACCAATTCCCAAGCCTCTCCCCAATCCGGAACATCACCAAAAGCAATGTTAGATGCATATGCCCTTATATCTGCTATTGACGGTGACCATTTATTAGTTGCGACCCATTTATTAAGTGCAGCACTTGCCACATCATACGATAGATCCTGTAATTGCATATACCACAATCCCATAGCTTGCTGATTAATAAGCAACTTTTCTTCCCTTGAGTAATATGTCTTTAATGCCATTGCGAATTTGCTAAATTCTTCCTTGGTCATATAATCACTCTCCATTCGCCCATTCATTCATCATTGCATAAGAATCATTCATTGAACTTTCGTTTGTATTAATCTTCTGATTAAGATAACTTTCAAACTTTGCTCCAAACAATGTTTCCGGTCTAAGATACTGTTCCCATTGAGTGCCTTTCCACTCTGTAAGCTTTTTGTCTATTACTTCCAACATATCAGATTCTGTAAAACCATCCTTAAGCCTTGCCCGGATATGTTTCTTCGTTGATGCAGTCTTGTAACTATAACGTGTTCCGCACTTTGCATTCAGATAATCAACTACATTTTTAACAACTTCCAGTTCGTTGTCATTATCAGGAATATCAACTACACATGGCTCTGAAATGCATTTATCGTCATATTCTGGCGGTTTTTCATCGTTTGCAATGCAATTCATAACCTTGTATAAATAATCCCTAAATTCCGCACATTTAATGTGTTTAACAACACTCTCAACTCCGTTAAGTGTCTTAGGTGATTTCGACCAATTGTACTTATGCCAGTTCAAAATCAATACTTCTTTAGTTTCAGAATTGAACCGAATCACATTATGTACATTTTCAAATCGTTCAAGAAGCCTTATGCATGTATCCTTGTTGTATCCTGTATCATCAACCATTGACTTATAGCTGATCTCATAGCATCCACATATATTCGTGTGTGGGTTCGTAAGAAGATACAAGTAAAAGTATTTATCCTCTGGTGTAAACTCATCTAAAACCTTATTGTCTGTCCAGAAAGAAAGTTGTACATTTCTGTATATTGCCATATCATCATCTCCTATATTTCTTCAAGTTCCGTCTTGATGTATTTTAATCAGCTTGAGGGCAGTTCATTCTGAACAAGTTCCGCTCCTGTTTATACTTAATCCAACTGTCAATGTCCTCATCTGTAATCTCAAATACCTGTTTTAAAATCTCAATGCAAATTAACACATCAGCCATTTCCTCAACAAGATTACTCCTGTTATCTTTACCTCTTATCTCCTTGCTGATCGCCTGTGTAAGCTCTGATAATTCTTCCATGCATACCACAAGCTGTATTCCATTTCCATATGTATTAAGGCTTCTTGAGACTATTTCTTTGTTAATGTTGACTTCCATCTTCTCGCCTCACTAAATCAAGTAAAATCTGTATTTCCTGCTTTGTTTTGTCTTTCATTATTTACCTCTCCATGTTTCTTCATCAAGAATATATTGTCTGATAAATCTATCTGCGTACTGTGGGTGTATCATTGACCTTTGTGTTTTAACCGATAGCCCATCGTCGTTTACTTTACTTTTTGCTATTATTTTCGTTTTTACATAATCAATAGCTTCAAATACAAGATTATTTTTTGGTTTAAAATTCACAAACCAGTATTGTGTTGGCTTTTTATAGTAATCTCCATTTTGCGTTCTATCCTTATCTATCAAGTCGGGCTTTAAGCACCAATATGTTGTAAGGTAATGTGGTTGATTATACGGATTTTCTATAAATAATTTTATTTTTCGTCTTATGCAATTTATAACCAGCTTATTAAGTAACTGATAAAAGTCATTCAACATACGATGCCTTTCTATTGCACTTTCGCATTTCTTTTCCATGCTCCAATTTCTTTGCGAATAATTATTGCCGGAAAACCATAATTGACTTTGGCATTCAAAATAAGTGCAAGGGAAAAATGCAAATATCAAATCGTCAGGGGTTATCTTATCAAACAAACTTGGCTCGCCTTGATACCCCCCCCTCTATCTCTTTAAAAAGGTCAGTAACATAGTCGGTTTCATTAAATTCATTCTGAATATCATAGTCATAGGCTTCAATTCCATACTTTTTGAAAGCATTCTTGAATGTTCCTGACTGTTCAAATAAACAATGTACTATCATACTGTATCTCCTATAAAATCACTTATATTCATTTGACTGTCCTTTTCAAATACAAGCATTTCATTCTTTGCACGCTCGTAAAAGTTTCTGTCAATCTCGAATCCGTATGCACTTCTGCCAAGCTCTGCGGCGGCTCTAAGTGTGCTGCCACTTCCGCAACAAGGATCAATAACAACATCTCCCTCGTCTGTAAAAATCTCAATCAGCTTTTTAAGGACTACTACAGGCTTTTGCGCTGGATGAATTTTCGGTATATCTTTTCCGTCTTTCTCCCAAGCGAACCAATTAAAAATCATATGTCCTGTACCTCTGATATTCTTTCCGTTTTCATCAATCTGCAAGCCGTTTCTGAATTTCGGTAACTTATTTCGGTACAGTACAAGTGCATATTCCGTAGCACCTACTATACGCATATTCGCTTTAAGTACCTGTGGACTGTAATTTTTACAGAATACAAGCGGTATGTAATTAACGAATCCGTGTTTCTTTGCCGCCGCAATCAATGTTGACAACTGCTCAAATGCGCAAAATACAATCATACAAGGGCTATTACTGCTCCTGCCCCTTGCGATAGGCTTTGTGTCCTCTTTTTTCAACATCTTTGAACAAAAATGGAAGTATTCATACAGATTAAAGTTAAAATCCGAATTGAAAGCCGCCTTTTTCGCAAGTTTGCTCTCTCCATTCTTGTTATCGCCACCGTTATACCACATAGGGTTACTTCCATAGAAGTTGTTGCCGACATTGTAAGGAACATCTGCTATAATCAACTGTGCTGGCGGTATTGCATATTTCTTGTAATTCTGCATTGAATCACGATATATCTCACATTTAATTATCCAAGGCTCTTTCTGCGTAATCTTTAATTCTCATCATTAACGCCTGTGCTATTACTATATTCGCATTGTTACTCATTCTGAATCACCCACTTTCAATAAATCCATAAACTTCTCGTATTGCTTCTGCGATACTTTATTATGCTCTTTTTCTGGCTTTAAGCGGATTATAAGGTGTTTTTCTGCGATAGATGATAATTCCCTTGCAAGGTTCTTTTTTCCCTGCTCAAGACCATCTCTATAACCTTTTGCCGGGCGGTAATCGTCAATCTTTGCCTTTCCCTCGCCCTGCGAACCACTTGTTTTATTCCGCAACTGATAACCGTAATCAGCATATGCCTTGATATAATGCTGTTCTTGCTTGTCCAGTTCCTGCTTTGGGAAATGCAAAAATCCAATTTTCCAACCATAAGGGTTATTGCCTGCATACAATCCATGCTTTTTGAGTGATAAATCAATATGCTGATACCCCACAAGGTGCTGTGCAAGCCTTGTCAGAATATGTACAGCTTGCCCGATGTACGCATATCGGAAGCCGTTTTCGTCTGTTCGCGTCAGGAAATAGATGCCGCTGCCATCATCAAGTTTCGGATTGACCACAAGTAGTTTTTCCCGGTTCTTTTTCTCAATCGCATATATCTGCTTGTAATTTGGTTTTCCCATCATAAACACCGCCTTTTAACCTATCAGCAATCTTTTCTAACCGTATCAAAACCGCTGTTCCGCTACTATGCATAGGAAATGCTGCATCTGCTTCTTTCAAGAAATCATCAATTCCTCTATTATAACCATCACTAAAATTAGTCTTATCAAGGTTTCTCATGGCTTTCAGTTCTTCCAACCATTGAGCGACCTGTTCATTGTTATGGGCAAACGAAAAATCCCCATCAACTTTGTTTTGCTCTGCATCATATCTAAAATTTTCAATAGCTTCATCAATCGTCATTCTCACCACCTGCCTTTACTATCTCCAACAAATCATCTACTTTAGTAAAATCTAATCTTTGACCGCAATGTTTACAATACTTTGGCTTGTTGCCGTAAGGCATTTCACAACAAAGGTTTGTGTTACAATTAGGGCATAAATCATAAGGCATTCCGTTTACTCCGTTCCATTCGTGCCACATTCCCTCACTATCGAAACAACCATCATGTACAGGTTTCTTTGGTATCTGCTTTTCAAGTGCCTGTATTGCAAGCTCAGACGCTTCTATTGATATGTTACTTCCAAATGGCATATCAATATTCTGCTGAAATTCTTTAATTGCTTCATTCTCTGTCACTTCTTTCACTCCTCAATACTTAATATTCATGTTTCCGTGTTCATTTACCCAATCCCTAATTCTCTGCTTTGTCATTTCAATCTTTGCATTTAACGGCAAAGATTGCATCTGATACAATTCATTAATAGTGTGTGCATTCTCTTTCGAGAATGCTTCACACGTCTGGAAACTAGCAGGAGAAGTGTTGTATCTTTCCGATTTTGAATTTTGACAAATATATTTCTTCGTGACCGGATCTTGATTATTGTATTTGCAAAATCCGCAAACTTTATTACTTGACATCTTCAAATCACCTCACATCAATTAGGCAAATGGTAGTTCTTCCTCAGTACCGTCCGGGATAGTCATAAAACCATCTCCTATGCTGTTTGGTTCGGATCTAACTGTTGCCGGTCTGTTCTCGTTGACACCATTCTTGCTTTCACAAAATTCATGTCTTTCAACAACGCAATCATTAGTGTAGACTTTCTGTCCGTCTTTGTTAGTGTAGTTGCCGGTCTGCCATCTACCCTCAACGATTATCTTAGTTCCCTGGTGTAAATACTTCTCTGCAAACTCTCCATTCTTGCCAAATGCGATACAGTTAATAAAGTCTGCTGCCTGTTCGCCCTCTTTCTTGAAAGCTCTGTCAACAGCTAACGTGTACCTTGCTACTGCTGTTGCGTTTGCTCCTTGTGAATATCTAACCTCCGGGTCTTTTGTTAATCTTCCACATAAAATAATTTTGTTCATTACTTTTCCTCACTTTCTACTAACTCAAATCTGTATTTCTGTTCTGCATTAGGATATTTTTCCTTATCAACCTCGCTCATAAACATTTCCAGAGGTCTATTCCAGATATGTCCCTCATATTCATATACAACTGATATTTCTTCTGTCTCGGTATGCCTTGAAATGCCGATAATATTAACAATCTTGCCTAACTTGAAATGCTTATATTTCTCGCCTTTCTGTGGCAAAGGTCTGTCAAATTCTGTGCTGATGTTATCTGCCTTAAAATGCCTTGTAAGTAACGCAAGGTCACAATTGAAACTACTTTCTCCATTGAGTGTAAACTCTTCCGACTGTTCAATATGAAACTGCTGCCACCATTCGCCAGGCATAGCATCAAAATAACTTTCTAATTCTTTTGCTGTAGTTTCTCTATCGCAAACTAAATAGCCACTAATTCTAAATATTCTTGCCATATTTATTCCTCACTTTCTAACAACTCTTTATTGTCAAATATGTTGCCGATAACTTCTGCATTAACCATATTTATCCAATACCCTAAGTCTTTGCGATAATTCCTGCTCTCTGACCAATCCACATAAAATCCTATGTGCTCTGTTTTTTGACTATCAAAGCAGCTTTGATATGCTCCATATCTGATTTGTGCATATGCATTGCCAAAATGATATTTTATAACATCATTCTCCCAAATCAGCTTACCGTTCTTATCTTTCAAGCCTGTGCATTGGCAGATTGTATCTCTGTCCACTTCATATCCGACAATTTTGCATTCGTGTTCTATATACGGACTAAATTTTATCTCTTGCCCTACAAGACAATGGCTTTCTCCGTCAAGTAAGACTCCTTGCACCCATTCTCCGTTATCGACTCTTTGAGCCTTAAACAAGTGTCTTTTTTCCATGTTCTCTCCTTTCATTCTTTCGGTTTTTCACACCGTTCAAATTCGATAACCCACACACACGGATTTGCATCCCAGCCATAGCGGTCAAGGTCGGATTTCTTGATGGTGCTATTCCACACCCCAATAAATGATGTAACTATTGAGTTTTCATCAAGTTCTCCATTTAATCGTATATACTTATCCATACCTTCCGCTAAAGCATCTTCGACAGTAATATCTCGCAACCGCTCCACTCTCACGTTGGTTACACGCAAGAAAATTCTAGCAGCTTCTTTCGGCATGTGAATAGATGGGTGCCACTTTGCGTCTCCGTTTATTTCATCTGTTGCCCGATACATATAGCAACCATAAGTTTTATCCAAAACGCTTTTCTTTGGTTCTTTGGGGCAATTTCCGCTTTCGTCTCCCTCACAATTCCAGCACTCAAAACGCTCCCATGTTTCGCGCACATACAGAATATCTCCCGGCTGGCACGGTGGCTTTGCATACTGAATAGAACCACCATATTCATCAACGCCAAATCCAAAGCATCCTACCTCTTTCTTCTCTGTACTATCAGTAACAAAACAGAGTGGGTATGTATGCTTTTCATCTGGTTGGGGTTTAACCAGCCGCCGAGTACAGCTTTTCCGTCTGTCCAGAATTGCACGAACCATCTCAGTATTAAATAATATTGGTTTTACCATCATGTTCTCTCCTATTCTGCTTCTGATTGAAGCCACTCTCCTATTCTGGATTCTATATCAGTGTCGCGTGAAGTCAGAACAATTCCACAACCCAAATTGATAAAGTCTCCGTAATTCACATCGTATCCACTTCTAATATGCGATAAGAATTCCATTAACTCTTCATCCGACATATTTCTTATCCTGTCGGCATTGGTCTGTCTGCCATCTGTTAGTCTCCTCATTACTGCTCCTCTCCATCTTAATTATCTTCTTTCTCTTTCTTCTTGACTTCTACAAGGCGGTCGGCAATAGCTTCTTTAATAATCAAAGCATTGTATCTTTCAAGGCTGATTGTTATTGTTTTATCCTCACATTCTGTTATATTTCCTAAAATATCTCTGTATTTAGCCATATAATCTCCTTTTCTAAAACGGACACTCACTAGGATTTTTTAAATCCCAACTTTTCCCTGCAATCGCAACATCTACATTCGCCCCACAAGCAACTTTTCTCATCTTCTCGATAAAACTATCTCTGTCAGAATTTTCACTTGATAAATGGCACATTATGACGTTCTGCAAGCTGTCTGAATAATTTGCCTTAACAAAATCACAAGCTGTGTCAATGGATAAGTGACCTCTGAAAACGTGATTAGCTTTGCCTGCGTTATCCCTGTCGATTAAATCCTTGTCATAATTCACACCTAAGAGAATGTGGTTTATATCTTTAAATCTCCACTTGACAACCTCACAATCGGTTATATAAAGCATTCTCCCCATTTCCGGGTGAGTAATCAGAAAGCCATATATCGGACAAGGTGTTCCATCTGCGTTAGTGTGTGTCCATCTATTGTCTGTTGTTGTCAATGGGAAATCTTTAACCTCAAATTCTCCGTATATTTTTGTGTAAAAATGTGGTTCAAATTTTTCATATGGTGCAAATACAGGTATTCCCATTGAATTAAAATCGTTTAATGACTTGCTGTGATCTGAATGAACGTGGCTGACTATGCAGCCAACCACATTTCTTATGTTCCAATTCAAGCCTTTTTTAATTTCCTTAATTGGGATTCCGCAATCAAGGATAAGTGTTTCTCCACTGTCGGAAGTTAGCAGATAGCAATTACCGGCTGACGATGAGCCTAAGCATTTTAATCTCATACTCACACCTCGATTTCATCATCCTGCGGAAACTGAAAGTATTCTGTTGTAGCTTTGATAAAATCATCTTCGGTAAACCTTCTAATGAAGCTTTCATAATTTGTCGTACCTGCTATAAGCTTCATAAACGAAAGCAAACCATAATGCTCCTTAAGCATTTCCATAGCCTTATACGCCTTCTCCTGTGAAGAATACCTACCTAAAACATATTCTTTCTCATTATGTAGTGCTGTGACATTTTCCATTGCGTGACAAACAATTATCTGTTCATAAGGCAAATCAACATTGCCATGTTGTGAAATCACTCTCATACTCAATCTCCTATTCTGCCTGCATAAATGGCGGTAATGTGCTATCTTCTGCCTGCCCTTCGGTTACTTCTGTGGCTGTACTGTCGATAATGTCGCTTTCTTCAAAATCAACGCTATTTGCGTTCTGCTCAATGTCATAAGCAACATCCTGTTCAAGCATTTCATCGTGGCTGATTTCCTCATAATCCTCATTTTCGTTACCACTATGAGAATTATTTATATATTTGAGGAGCCTGTTCTTAACAGTTTTCATAGCCATCTGGTCAGCAAATTTCTGATGTGTGCCATTTCCGTTCTCCTTGTAGCCAAATCCCTGTTTCCAAGCCTGCTTAATCTGTGCAATAGTCATAACTTCTGCTATTTTCTCGCCATTATCCATAACAGCTACCGCATAAGCACCAACAATCTTGTCATTGTCGATATTCTCAAAACTCTGTTCGTGAGAATCAATAATTGTCTTGGCATCTTCTTTGTGATACTTAAATACATCTCCCTTGTAAATGACCGCTGCATTAATGTCTTTAAGTCCAAATCTCCTTGCTATGCAAGTGTTTCCATACACTGATTTCTGACACTGTAACTTTCCACCATAAGCAACCGGGTAGCACTGTTTCTTCTGCATTGAAAGTCCATTCGTAACCATTTCAACAAGTGCATTTTCAATACTTGCCCTTGTGCAACTCTGCAATACAGGCTTCTTGTTCATATCTACTGTGTCCTGTAAAATAAGCATTGCTGACATAAATTCATTTGTGTAGTTGTAATCTTTAGGGAATGTTAAGCCAAATTTCTCTTTCTGCTTAATTTTAACAACCATTCCCTCTGTAAAATCTTTTGCTACAAGTTCTCTGCTTTCAGTTTCTTTCTTTTCCGCAACTGCTGTATTCTCTGCCATAATTACTCATCCTCCTCCATCATTTCCAAAACAGTTTTCACAAAGCTCTTAAGACCTGCGTCTGACTGTTTTCTGATCTGCTCATCAGTAAGTTCAGAATTTTTCATGCAACGGTCATAAGTTTCTTCTCCCAAAACCCTCTTGCAATTTTTCAAAAGTGCCGTAAACTCCGCTTCTACAATAGGTCTGGGACCTGTAATTTCCAGTTTATTAAAGTCTATTCTTATCATTGTAATTCCTACCTTTCTAATAATTCTTTCACATATAAATCCATCGAGTAACATAGTTTGATACAATTTCCATGTAATGCGTGATTCTTCCAGGCATTATACTTTTCATAGAATTTTTTCTCTGTCATTCTTCCAGAATTGACAAGCTTCACCCACACCGTAATTTTTTTGCGGATTTTTCTTTTATTTACTCCATTTAATTTTCTTATATACTTTCCATCTTTGGTAACGTAATGATGAAAACCTGTAAACAACATTCCGTTCTTGAATGGTATAATCTGTGTTTTGCCATTAAGTGATAATCCAAGGCTTTTAGCAAACTGCTTTATGCAATCAAGACACCATTTCAAATATTCCTTACTTGGTGCTATTAGGTAAAAATCATCCATGTATCTACCGTATAGCTTTATTCCTAACTCACCTGTGATAAAATGATCTAATCCATTCAGCATAAGCAAAGCATAAACCTGTGCCACCTGATTACCCAATGGTAATCCCAAACCATCTGTACTTTCGATAAATAGGTGATTAAGCCACTTCGTATAATCATCTGCAAAATAGTAATCAACAATATCTTTCAACACTTCATGATCTATCTGATAGAAAAATTTTGTAATATCACATTTTAGAATCCAACCATCAAGTCCATGTTCTCTGTAAAATTCAAGCATATGTTCTTTCAAACAATCCATTCCGAAATGTGTGCCTTTTCCTATCTGACCTGCATAATTGGTCTTAATAAACTCGTCTGCCAACCTTGGATGCAAAATATTGTCGCACAAACAATGTTGAACCACCTTATCTTTGAATGAACACGATTTAATCACTCTTTCCTTTGGTTCGTAAACCTTAAATTCATTGTACGGATTCATCCTGTATGTCTGATTTTCAAGTTGCTCCTTCAAAAGATGTAGTCCTTCAAGATCCATTGTCTGAAATCTTGCACTGCTGCCATTAAATCCTTTGCCTGCTTTAGCCTTTCTATATGCTTTATACAGATTTTCATAACTGCAAATAATATCTTTATCCAATGTAAAAACTCCTTTGTATTTACCCATTTAGGGAAGGTCATACACTTTTTTGTATCTTGTACTGATTTCGGCTTATTGCCTACTCTTACTGTCTGTTTAATACAGAATGGGCGCACACCGTTGTTGTTATTGCAATTGTTGTTGTTGATATTGCCAGCCGGGGCAACAACGGTTTATACAGTGTATAACCTATATTTGTTTACCTTTCCCTGTCCTTTGTTCTCCAAGCAATAGCCATATGCTTTATATCAGAAACCATCTTTGACCAGTATTCCATGCTTTGCATATTTATAATGTTCAACTTCATTGACAGTTCAATGTAAAACATCAATTCGTCACAATGCGTTATGGCTTTAGTCTGCAATTCTGATCTCTCCCTTCGAAACAACCTCAAATCTGTTCTGTTTGCTTCATACAAATACTCATATATTTCAAGCGCTTTACTCTGCATCTTATCTACCAGTGAAAATCTGTATTTCTTTGGGTATCTGTTGCAATTTGAAGTTATACGCAAAGTATGTTCAGCTAATTCTTTCGCCTTAAGAATTACTTTTAATTCTTTCTCTGCCATTTTATTATTCCTCTGATTCAAAGATTAAAGAGGAAAAGATACAAACCGGGCGCACACCGAGGCCGCCATTGCAATAGTTGCAGTCGATAAAGCCAGCCGGGGCAACAACGGTAACAGATCTATTCCAGTCATTACAAGGTGTACTCCATGGAGAAATCAACCACCAATAAAAATTAGTATTAGGTATAAGTTTTCTGTATTTCCTATACTCATCAATAGTAAGAAGTGATACCATATCTTCGCATTCTCCGTATTCCGTCTGACCATCAAGAGAAGTCAAATCACGGTTAAACGTAATAATGTTTTCTTCTCCAATTTCATCAGAAATCTTTTCAAAAAATTCTGTATTGAGATATTCTCTTAACTGGCTTCCTGCCCAATCACTGGATCTCTCATCAAATTCCATAGAATCTTCTAACTTATCAGCAAGACACATATAACCATTTTCTGTAATGTCAAGTATCTTCCAGTTAATCCCGGCTATTTCAAAAGTGTCTCCAATCCCTAATCCTACCGGAATCTTTCTAACTTTGTTTGTTGCTTCAAGAATCGCAACCTTATTTCTCAATTCATTAATCTGCTCCTGTAATACTTTCATTGTTAAATTAGCCATAATTATTCTCCTTTCGATACAAAGATATTAGATTTTAAGATACAAACCGGGCGCACACTGCTGTAGCAATAGCAAACGCCGCTGCGGATAACGCCAGCCGGGGCAACAACGGCTATCTGATATTTCCAATTTCTATCATCAGTAGACCACGGTGTGCAAGTCCACCACCAATCATCAAGGTCTTTATTAACAATAAAATCGTTGTATTGTCTTGCTTCTTCGAAAGTTGCAACTCTAACTTTGTTTTCAATCAAATCAAAACGGTCTTGATTATCAACAGTTCTTACAGCAATATCTTCTTTAATAATGTTGTCTTTACCTACGGCATTTTCAATAACCGGCTGAATTTCCTTTTCAATAATCTTTTTGAGATTAGAATTGTTATAATCAGGAGTATTTTCATCAAATACAACATCCTCTGCCATAAAATTCTTAGATATTACCTTTGTTTTATCTCCATAATGTCTAAGAACGATAAAGTCATGGGTCCCAATCTTAAATACATCTCCCGGATTCAGTTCTGACAACTGTACTCTGCTGCCTTTCTCTTCTTTTTCTAACTGCTTGACAAGTTCTCTTGCCATATCTAATGCTTTGCTCATTTTCGTTCCTCGCTTTCTTCAAACTCTTTCAACTGTTCTGCTAACTTCTTGCACTCTTCTGCTACATATTCTTCTGTACGGACTGTCAAGCCATCAATGCAAAATCTATCTTCAACCTCAATTTGCATGGCAAGACGTTCCCTATGTTTAGGAAATCTCTCGTAAGCAAGTCTAAGGTCTCTTGCGTCATCGCAATGTCCACAGTCAAATCCAAACCACCATAAATCACTTTCAATCGGATAACTTGAATGCTCTCCGCCACCTGCATATGTAATGCCACCGTGGCACTGAAAATATGCTTCAATTCGGATTCTTTCATCTTCATCCAGGCAAGCACCAAGCAAAGGAAAAATCCCGCTTACTTCTCTGTCTCCGACATCAGTTTTCTTGATTTCAAGGTAATCACTGTAATCCTTTCCGTATAATAGATGATTCTTTGGAATGCCGACATATCCGCACCTATGCCCCATCACGTTGAATGTAACGACACATTTATATCCTGCGTGTTCAAACTCTTGTTCTACAATATATCTATCATTCTTCATATCACACCGCCTCAATCACAAGCTCTTTGTCCTGTGTATGCTTTAACAAAATTAACTGGCTCTCAACCTTTGGTATTCTCCAGTTGTCAACAGATTCAGCATCATCAATGATGATTGGAATGCTGATTCCAAGTTTTTTCTGAAATGCCATACAAATATCCATTTCTGTAAGCATTCTGGCACCATGGTTAAGATTTCTTGAATAGCTTTCTCCGTCTTTGATAAAGTCGCAACACTCTTCAATCTCTCCATTAACAAGAGGTCTGAACATTTTCACTTTACAGAAGTCTAGGTATTTATTAACGTCAGCCGTGAGGATTTCGTTCTTTCTTCTTTCAAAGTCTTTAAGCAATTCTTTGATTCGTTCCTGATCTGCAATTTTCTGTTCGCAATCTCTCCATTCTTTTGTAAGTTCTTCGATTCTTTCATCAATCAAAACATCACCTTCGGCTTTAGAAATCTTAATTTCAACAGAAGAAAGTTCCTGTCTAATATCAAGTTCTCTTTCCTTCAATTCTGAATTGATTTCAGAAACAGATACATTTTTCAAGGAATCTTCAAGCTTACTTATTTGTGCTGATAATTCCTTGTACTTTTCATCAGAAGAAATATCCGCAACACTTGGCAACTGAAAAATTTCTAATTCAATACCCTTTAACTTTCTGTCCGTTTCAACCAGACTGTCCTCGTTTGATGAAATCATATTTTTTGTATTGTCAATTCTTCCCTGCAAACGCTCAATCTCTTTCTTGATTTCGCTTCCGGACTTTTCAATGTTTGAAAGTCTAGCTGACTTTTCGGATGCAAAGTTGTCCTTTAACTTCTGGATTTCTTCACCCGGAAGTTCCCTGTGGCAAGTAGGGCAAATCGTTGTAGATTCGTCAAAACATTCTTCCTTTACCGACTTCCACTGCCCTGCAAGTCTTTCTCTCTCGGAATTTTGCTTTTCAATTTCCTCCCGGCATTTTAATAACTCCGTTTTGCAATTTTCTATTCCGTTTGCAATTTCAAACCTTTCAAGTTCCACTTTCGACTTCTGATTCATCAATTCTCTCTTCTGTTTTTGAAGTTCATCATTGGCAGAGTTTTGAATCTCTGAAATTTCAAACTTCAATTTCATAATTTCATCAAGAAAACCGTCATGCTCTTTAACTGTTGATGATGAATCTTTCTGCCTTTCAATAACTTCGTCCAGTTCTTTCTTTAATCCAGATCTATGTAGCTCAAGTTCCGCAACATCAATGTTTACTTTTTGCAGGTTCAATTCATCAATCCTTGACTGATATTCTGCTGCCTGCTGCTTTAATCCCTTTGTTGCGTTTTTGCCCTTTGAGCCATTCAGTACCCTGTTGCAGCGGTCTTTAAGCTCTTTAACACTTCCGTCTTCAAGCATAGGTCTTAACTCTTCAAAAGAAGAATCCATATCGCATATATCTGAATCTGTATGTGTGCTAAACACATTATTCAGAATTTCTCTCTGATCTGATGCGTTTTTTGAAAGAAGTGTCATTGCATTAATGCAGTAAGAAAGATTCTCAAAGTTTTCTTCTAAAAACTCTTTGTAGTCTCCGGCTTTCTTAAGAATGTCATTGATATAACATTCTGTTACATTTCCTGTAACTTCTCCTTTCTTGTTTACATTCTGCCTGTACACCTTTTTAAGCTGTTTTACGGTTCCGTCAATCTCCAATTCAATAAATGCCGTACAATCATCAGAGTTAACGTCATTACCGTTTTTATCATGCGGTCTTATTCCTGTAATTTCCTTGCCGTTTTCATCACGGCAATTTAATATCCACTGAATAATCTTTTTGATTGTTGATTTCCCAGCTTCGTTAATTCCGCATACCTCTGTAACATCACCAAAGGTTGCATCAAGCACATGATTTTCATAAAACTTAAAACAATTATTCGCATATATTCTCTTTATTTTCATGATACTGCCTCCCAATATTTCGCTACGCCAGTTGCAATTGCTCTTGCCATGTTTCCAGATGGAAGAACACCTGCAAGCTTCGTGGTGTTATAGTCACTGTCTGATGGATGGGAAATCTCTTCCGAAACCCTCCAGTTAGGTATTGCAATCCACCATGATTTTCCTTTGCCTAAAATGGTTCTGTACTTAAATCCATTGTACAAAACATCAAGCTCAAGTATTTCATAGCTACCACTGTACTTTACTTCCACGTCCTTATCTTCATCACTCGGCACAATATCTATCATCTTATTCGCCCTCCCCATAAATCCAAATTTTGCTTCCAGAAACTTCATAAGCAACTTTTTCAAGAAGTGTTCCGTCTTCTTTTGGCTTTATATATTCTCTTGACTGAAATCTTCCTGTTATGTGTATTCTCTTTCCGCACTCTAGGTTGGATGCCATTTTCGCAAGTCTATTCCATAAAATAACCGGAACATAGTCTGATTTTTCTCCTTGATTTATTGCAATCAAGAAGTCAGTAATTACTTTCTCAGATTCGCAAATTTCTTTTGTATATGGAGGTCTTGCAACATATCCATCAAGTTCAACCTCATTTACGCAGCCGACAGGTTCTGTAATCGTCATAACTTCCGGTGAAACCCTTACACTCAAATGATTTCGCCAGTTTCTAGTTGTTACTGCCCCTACAATGCTTACGCAGTCTCCAAGTTCAATAGGAATCAGCCTATCCTCTCTCACAAGAACAGGAATCGTATCCTCTGTACCTGAAATCCTTACAGAAGCAAGATCAAAAGTATAATATTTTGTTCCTTTTTTTGATGTAAAAGAATATTCCGGAATAGACTTCGCATATCCAGTCACTTTAATCTTATTTATTTCCATTTATTTCCTCCCAGTTATGTGATATAATCCTTATGTTATATTTTTGTTAAGCATCCATTGATTTCCGGTCATGGGTGCTTTCTTTTATCCTACACATTAAAAGAAGTACAAGTCCTATCAATATTATGCTTGCTCCAGGTGCAATGCTTTCTCCGTCCATGAAACAAGCGCCAAACATTATTAAAGCAAAACCTATGCATCCTAACATTTTCTCTTATCTCCTTTCACGAATTTATCAACCGACCTTACCGCACCTGTGCTTCTATTGACAATTTTGTAATAGAAATCAGTTTCAGCAACAAACCCCCATTCCTTGGGATTAAGCTTATGTGTCATTAAACACTCTTTCTGATTTCTAGTTAGTTTCTTAGGCTGCTTCATCTTCTATCTCCCTTCTGTACTAAAATAAAGACCGCCAGATTGCATATACGGAACACCGAAACTGTGATAATAACCATTTCTGAAATAGTACATATCTGATGGGTGCCTGTTTTCAATCAAGGCATTCTCAACTGCCTGCTCAACCTGTTCTGTCCATCCATAGTTTTCAAATCCGCTCCATGTGGTTACCTCATATTGGTTCTTCTGATAAATCACGTCATGCAATGTATCAGGAAATTTATCACTTTCAAGACGATTAAGAATCGTCAGTGCTACCATTTCTTGTACTTCAATGCTCTGATTTCCAGCTTCGCAATACACGGTCCTGCATAGCAATTCTCTTTCTTCCTTATTTAAAAGGATTCTGCAAACTGTTTCTTCTGTGCTTGCCTGTTCCACAACCTCTACTTCTTTGACCTCTACTTCAACAGGTACAGGATCTGCATTTACTTCTTCAATCTGTATTTCCTGTCTTGGTTCGGTTGTCTTACATACAATTGCAGTAGCAACCATAACCGCTACAATTCCAAGAAATACTACTCTTTCTTTTATCAATCCCTTAACTCCATTCTTATCTGTGCATTGCAGTCATGCACTTCTTCTTCAAGGATTCTCGGAAGCTCATAGCAATCTATGAAATCATGAACATCTGCAATGTACTTCCTCTTGATGCTTTTATAAGTCGAAACGCAACCATATTCACGTTTCAACTGATTCCACATATCAGAAAACACCTTGTTTCTTGTGCTTGCATCCTTGTAAGCATTACTCTGCTTTCCACCAAGGATATTTACCGCCTTTCTCTTTACGTGAGACTGAATCTCGTCAATCTCGCATCCGTAAAGTGGCATATCATTTTCAAGCCTGTCCATACGTTCTGACAACTCTGTATTTCCCTGTGCCAGCAACTTAATCTGCTCTGCAGTTGTCATTGGCTTGTTGTATCCACCAGTCTTTCTAATTGATGGAAGAACCTCGGATGTCACCCAGTCTGTAAATCTTTCTGCACTGTCCTTACGGCTCTGAAAGATTGTCTTGTAAAGATTACTCTCATCAATAAAAACCATCTTCTGTTTACCGCCATTCGTAAGGGTATCGGTAGTAACTACCCCCTTTTGTCTTAATCTGCTTTTGCAATCAGAAACATTCTTAATTTCTAATATTCTGCATACATCAGCTAAGCAAAACATAGGCTCATTGTCTTTAGTAATGGTTCGGATTTCCCCAAACTCTTCATTGTTGAAAATCTGTACTTCGTTCATGCCCTACTCCTTTCCTTCTTCATTGCTACTGCTTCCCTTTGCCATTGCCATTCCGTCAGCAACACCAAGAATGTAATTTTTCTTATTATCATCAAGGTTTGATACTGTTTCTGACAGTTTCTTAATGATTTCTTTTTCCTTTTCGCTCATATACTCACCCCTTTCTTTGTACTTTGTACATTCTTAATATATTACATAGTACATAATATGTCAAGCGTTATTTTGTACTTTGTACAATTATATTGTTGATTTTTTTCTACTTTTCATTTATAATATGTTTTGTAAAGGAGGTGTGACTAATGAAGGATAGATTAAAAGAAATAAGAAAAACCAACCAAGCTTGGAAGACGCAAGACGATTTTGCAGAATTTTTAGGAATATCAAAATCAAATCTGTCAAGTTATGAAGCAGGACGCAGAATGCCATCAGATGCAGTTGTACAGTTGATTTGTCAAAAATGTAATATCAATGAAGAGTGGTTGCGTACCGGAAACGGTGAAATGTTTAATTCAAGGACTAGAAATCAAGAAATCGGTGCTTTTGCAAATGAAGTTATGATGCTTGATGATGATAACTTTAAGAAGAAGTTTATTGATGCATTAATTAAGCTTGATTCAAAAGACTGGGAACACTTGGAAGAAATAGCAAAGAAGTTATTAAGCAATTAAAAAGAGGGGGTTATCTCCCCTCTTTTGTCATATTTATCACAAATAACCATATCTGTTTTAATATCCATGCGTCATCTGTTTTGTTTATAAGGTCGCAAATCTTCTTTCTGTACTCTTCCATTTTACCCTCCCAATCTTCTTCGGTAGCGATAATCTTATTATAGAACAAATGTTTGCCAATGTCAATTCCCCCTATCAACTTGACAAAAATAGAATTTAATGCTACCATGTGATGCATAGAGAGTGGTGCCAACGCCAATCAACACCACTCTCGCCAGAACTTGATACCGTAATTCTTACGGTGATTCTATTGTAATACACACTGGGAGGGGATTCTATACGATTGAAGAAGAAAAACTAAAAAAATTATCTACAAAATTATCCACAGAGAAAAACTACATGGACGCATTAAGGCATAATATTGATTTATATGTCGAAGATAAGGGAATTACGTTGAATGATATATCTGAAAGATCTGGTCTATCAGTTTCAACAATATCCAATGTACTGTACAAGGATTCTAAGGATGTAATGTTGGGTACTGCAATTGCACTTGCTAAAGCATTTGGAGTTACAGTAGATGAATTAGTCGGTTCCCCAACAATGGATGTCAAGATGCGTGAATCTGTACGAATATGCAGGGGACTTCCGGAGCATAGCTTATACTTGATAAGATACTTTATAAGGCATCAGAATAGAATATATTCGGATATAGCAAATAAGGATGAGTATATATCGGTTTTAATACCTAGATATGAGAATGGTGTTATTCAGACAACCAATGTTGTTGAGCCTATGTGTATATCAAATTTGCCTATTTATTCAAGAATAAGAGCATACATAGGACTTAAGATACCATCAGAAAATTATATGCCATATTATCAAGAGGGTGAGATTATTCTTATTGCATCAGACAGGAATGCAGAAAAAGGTGAAAGATGTGTTGTGACAAGCAATGGTGGCATTTATATTGTCGAGAAGTCACGAAAAGAAAACGAATACATATCTTTGGTGTCTAGGATAAAAATACCAGATACCAAGATTGATGATAATATAGGATACATTGTCGGGTTCTTGAACCCGGATTTAACATGGGGAATACGATAAGGAGAGAATTATTATGGAAGAGAAAAAAGGTAAAGGTCTTGCAATTGCCGGAATGGTTTTAGGTATTATTTCAATTGCATTTAGTTGTTGTGGCTTTTTTGATATTGTATTTGCAATACTGGGATTGATTTTTTCTATTGTTTCAATAACAAAAAGCAAATCCAAGGCATTTTCTATTGTCGGAATTTCCACATCCGGAATTGCCATTTTGGTAATTATAATTTCTTCTTTGTTGGGATTCTCATTGGTTGGTTCAGAAAAGGATAAAGAGGAAGAAACAACAGAATTAACTACTGAAACCACAGAGGATACAGAAGAAACTACAGAAGCAACTACAGAAATGAGCAAAGACGATTTCATATCTCAAGCAACAGAAGTATCGTATGATGATATATACAGAAATCCAGAAACATACAGGGATAAAATAGTAAAAATAACTGTAAGCGTTGAAAAATATGATACACAATTTCTGGGATTAAGTGAAGTTTATTATTGCACAATAGATGGAAATGACGTATTTGTTACAGATTACCGTTCTGTAAAGGAACCGACAATTGCAAAAGGTGATACTGTTGTTATATACGGAAAAGGAAACGGAATGGCAACACTAACGGAAGAACAATTAAATGAGTTTGGATTGGCAACAGATAGTGAAAAATCATTGATTCCAGATATAAAAATGTATTATGTAGAGTTGGCAAATTAAAAAACAGGCAGAGGATAAACCCTCTGCCTTTAATATTATTTAGCTCCGTTCTTTTTCATTTTCGTAAACTGCTCATAAAGCTCTGCAATTAAGTGTGACTTTAGCCATTCAGTCCAAAATTCAAGACCTTTGCTATCTGCATTTCTGTTAAATACATTTTTATATGCGCATTTTACCGCATACTTTCGTGCTTCATCTGACTTTGCAAATTCATTTTCAATTTTTACCAAACTTGCATCATCTGTCAGCTTATTTTTCCAGTAATTAAGTCCACCATCATCTGCCACTCTTCCAAGGTATGTTGCATACATTGTTTTAACAAAAACTATTTTCTGACCATCGTTCATATTATAAAAATCCCCTTTCTTTTCTTCTACCGGATGTAGTCTTTTATTCACTTCTTCCGCAATATAAAAATGCTTACTGTATAAGTATTCCCCAGGACAAGATTTATTCGCAAACCATCTATGAACCGTCATGTTCTGCTTATCTATTTGACGTATTAGAGACCTATCTGCTTGCCATTTAAGGCTATCAATTCCATTTCTAGTACAAATATCTGTACACAATTCAATTAATGCCTGCATAGCCTTTTCAGATACGTGCCATCCGGTAGATTCTCCGCCATCATTTGCTACTTCAATTGTAACTGCCCTCATATCATTTGACTTATTAGAGCTGCACCAAGAACCGTTACACTCTTCAACGTACATTGCAATTCTTCCGTCAGAACCGATTCCGTAATTTGAAGACGCTTCTCGGTTTTGGAATACATTTCCGCACTGTTCCACAGTTAAATCGCCTGCCATGCAGTGAATTGTAATCGTGTCTATTGTGTGCGTTCTTCCGTTGTAATGATATGGACTTAACAATGTATAACTAATTAATTTACTATTACTCATAGTATCATCTCCTTAAATTGTATAAGTAAATGTCCAATACATACTTGTTGCCTGCATGTTAGCAGCGGTTCCATCATTTTTCTTAGTGTATCCTATCTTGACTTCTCCTGTTGTTTCTATAACAATTTGACCGATATAACTTCCATTAAATCTATGATAATCAATAATCCGATATAATGGCTTGCAATCGTCAGGAAGTGTTCCAACAAGTGCATATCCAGCAGATGTGCCAAGTTCTTGTGCAATTTTTGATACAATGCATGTTATTGTTGCTGAATTGTATCTTTTATTCAAAGTTATTGCTCCGGTTTCAATGTTTGTCTTATTGGTTATATCGGTTGAAGAAAAATTTGAAGCATCTAAGTCTCCAATATTCATTGACCCATGAACCCAAAGTCCATTTTCGATTACGGTTGCCTTGTTTATATGCAAAGTATTCGGATAAATTTTCCCAGCAATTATTGATATTTCGTTTTCTGAATAATAAAAAATATTATCATCATTTCTATAATTAAGTTCTAATTTATCCGTACCTTGTCCTTGATTTCCAGTCAGTGCTAGTGCCGTTATATATTCCCAAGGGTCGGTTGCACTCTCAACTATTCCCCACGGCAATCTAAGCTTTAGACCTCCGTCAATAATGACATCATTACTTTTTATTGAACCTCCAACAATTGTTAAATCAGTGCATTTTTGTTTTCCATCTGCATCAACTTTCCATTTATCAGAATCAATTACTACACGATTTCCTGTTAGTGTTATCTGTTCTGTTTCTAATGATAGTTGAGAACTTACTTCTCCTTTGGATACTTTTAACTTTAGTCCCTCTTCGGTTTTTGCAATTTTGATTTTCAATCTTCCATTGTCTGAATTAAGTTTTGCCAACTGACCAATAACACTGTTTACGTCCTGCTGGATATACTCTTCTCCACTTGCTTCTATAGAATCAGTTAATGCTTGTATGCCGTTAATTTCTCTTTTTAATATATAAGTTGTATCCAAATTTCCGGATTCATCATTAAAAGAAACCTTATCTCCTAAGTCAAAATATGGCTGGCCAACTGATTCAATAGTTGCGGGCCTGTAGGATATTCCGTTAATTTTTCCTGCAATCGTATTTGCAATGCTTATTAATTCCACTTCGGTTTTGTCTGCAATAAGATAATTGTCTGTAATGATATATGGGTTTGTATGGCTTGTAGACTGATATACAATATCACTGTCTGTAAACTTAATGGTTACTCCATCAATAGCAGAAGTATTATAGTCTTCACACTGCGGATATGATCTTAATATTCCGTTTAACGTATCTACTGGATCTCCGGTTGATAAATACACGTATTCAAAATTTCCACCTCTTGAAATGTTCCCAAAACATCCGTTAAGCTCACAAATACCCTGCATTAAATCTAATCCATTAATCGCTCCATCATCATCTAGGGTTTTGTTTATTTCCATTGAATCAAATGGTAACGTTGCTTCTACCTGCTCCAACCCCACATGTCCGCATAAACCATCTCTTAAATCCTTTACTGTAACCGGAAACGCTAAACTTCTATACCATTCCCCAACATCAACAGATAGTTTTTTCATCCTGTCATATGCAGTAATCTTTCTGAATGGTCTTCCTACTTCTTTCTTTGAAGATTCTACTGTAAACAAGCCTAATGAAAGTTCCGTTGTATCATCACCAACTAATAATACCGGTTGTGTCTCTTTGCCAATCAAATCTTCTGTAATCCCAGCAACAGTAATTTCAAAACTGGTTGAATTACAAGAGCCAAACTTTATGTTTTCATCATCGGACAACGATTGCTTTATACTCATGCTTTCTGAAACTATGTTACTGTTTGTTATTGTTGTTTCACTTCCGGATATAGAAATATTCAGTTTCTTTCTTCCATTACCGCTTCTGTACAATTCTTTTAATTCATTACTTATATTAATCATGATAACGTATTCACCCCATAACTTATCCATGCCATTCTTGTTGATTGATATTGTATTTTATTTTCATCCGCAAAGTACATCTGCGGACTAAAATCAGCCATGTACATATCGCTTGTGACGTACTTATCTAGTTCCGGCACATAGACTTCTACACTTGCTTTCTTTTCTACTGAATCTATATAGTTATTTCTGATATTCAGCATAATCTCACTCATCTGACGATCATCAAGCATATTTCTAGTTTCAAATTCAACCTTAGGTGCCTGTTTTGCTAATGCTGTTCTGTGCAGTCCGCCATCTGTATCTCTGTAAGAATCCAAATCTTGTCCGTAATTTGTTGCAGAATAGCTTTCTGCAGCTATCATGGATAGTGGTATTTTATAATTTCCAACTTTAATTAAATATCCGTTATATGCCATATTTTTAACCTCATAAAAAGGAGAGGTTTTATCCTCTCCTTAATCTTAAATCAATAACGCATTGTTACCTGTTCTGTTGTAATACTGTCGATTTGAACGTCTTACAGAATCAAATATATCACTGTCAGTAATTCCAAACTCTTTTTGAACAATCTGCATGAGCAAATCATTCTGTCTACGAAGCATTGCAAGCTCCTGCCTGCTTGAATCGTATATTGCATCTCGAATACCTGTAATCTCATTGTTTGACGCTACTGCACTCTTTCCGTTTACCGTTCCTACAAGCTCTGGTCCTGCTTCATTTGCCACAAAAAGATCTCCCATATCTGGGAATCCGCCGTTTTTATAAAACCGAAGTTTAGGCCATCCGCTTAATCCGAACGCTCTTACAACCGCACGTTGTATGATGTTTGCAGGTGTTGAAAATTCAACATGGAATCTAAGTATAAGATTCTGCTGAATCCATCCCATGGCATTATTCCATGCCTGCCGGATTCTTCCAAGTATGTCCGGCACTCCAATATTAGGTATTAAAGTAGAGACATTTCTTCTCCACCATGATTTCGCCGCTTCCCACGCTAGCCACAATTTATTTGCAATTGTATCATCGCCACGTTCAAGTGATATTTTTGGAGTAAAGTTTACATTCTTCGCCCACCACTCTTTAGCGGTTTTCCATCCATGCCACAATCTGTTGGCTATATCCGGAATATTTACAACAGGTGTAAATTTAATGGCTTTTTTAATGTACTCCCTAGCTTTTCCCCATGCAGTAACGATTCTGGATTTTATATCTGGAACATTTACAGTTGGATTAACTTTAACATTTGTTTTAATCCAAGAAGAAGCTTCTCCCCATGCTCCGATAATCGTAGACTTTATATCCGGTTTGTCAACATCAATCTTGATTTTGTTTTTGTTGTCTTTAATATCAACATCTTCACCAAAAAGATTATTCCAAAAATCAGTCCATACCTTTTTTATATCTTCGCCTAGAGTGTTTAACATTGCGATTATTGCGTTTTTAAGTGCATATGCAAGCTCTGCCCAAACAAGCGGATTATCAATGGTTGTCTTAAACGTCATGATTGCTCCCCACAACAGGTCAGCAAATGTTTTTCCAACACTCTTCCAATCCACTTCTTTAATAAAGACCGTTATCGAATTAAATAGGGTAGCCGATACAGAAGCCCAGTCTATTTCTGACAGAAAATCATCTATTGCGCTAACAAGTCCATTTACAAGGTCAGCTCCTGTTCCAATTGTTCTTGCCCACGTTTCCTTGTCAGTAAAAAGCTTATTAATTGCTTTTCCAAGTCCCTTTGCGACTTTCTCTGCACCATCCTTAAACGAATCTACATCAAGGGTATTAAGTCCATTGTTAATACCTCTTATAATTGAATCTGCAAATCCCTCGAAATCAAAAGTATCTCCAAATCCATTGAGAAATGCAAATGCTGTATTAAGCAATTTTGCAACAGTCTTTGTTACAGACGCAAATGTATTGGTGTCAAATAATCCGTTAAGAAAGTCAGCAAGACTCTCACCAAGTGATTTTCCGTTAGAAATAACCACACTCCAATTTATTCCATCCAAAGCAGACTTAATTGATTCTCCTACAAACTTACCTACGCTTTCAAAATTTGTATTTTTCAAAAATTCTCCGATGCTATAAGAAACGGTATTAACTGCCTGTGCAATTGTATTTCCTATTTTGTTTGCAAGGTCAGGAGTTTCTACAAATCCAGTAATCAATGTGCCTAATGATTTACCAATCTTCTTTGCTTTTTCCTGTATTTCAGACCAATCAATGCTATCAAGTGCAGACGAAAGATTATCTCCTATTATGCGTCCTATTCCGGTAAAATCAGCGTTTTCCCATGCTTCTTTTATCTTTTCTGAAAGTTTCTTAATGTTTTCTGGAATATCAGCATCTTCATAATTTGTTCCCTTGTTGTCTTTATTTCCGCTTCCGCTACCGCCTTTGCTTCCGTCATTAGTTGTGATGTTGTTTAATTCATCAAAACTCTGTAACTGTTTGTTCAAATCTTTTTGAGCTTTTGATGCACCACTTGCAGAATCCTTAAATGCGTCCATGTTTGCAGTAGCTTTAATGTATGTGTTTTGTCCAGATAATGCTGCAATTAATTGTGATAACGCATTGACGGCAGATAGTATTCCATTTGCTAACGCATTAACTGCAGGCAACACGTAATTCAGCACAGGTTCAAATGCAGCTACAAACTGACCTCCGATCAGTTGCAATGTTACCTTAAGTTTTGTCATTTGTTCTTCAAGTCTTTTTGAGTGCTTTTGAAGATTTTCAAAACTATCACTCATGCTATCTGTAACTGCTGTAACTGCCATTGAACGAAGCCTGCTTGCCAAAGCCATAAATATTCGCTGAATGCCACGAATAAGTTTATTTGATGATTTGGTTCCGGACTTTCCAAAATTGAAGATTTTTTTGATTAAGTTCGTAAGACCATCAGCCATCTTCTTGAAAAAGTTGACTACATTTCTAACCATTGTGCTTATCATGTTTGCTACTTTTCGCAATCCATTTATAAGCATGGTTACACCGGCTAAAACAAGTCCAATCACAGGTATTGCAGTTTGAAGTCCAGCCATTGCAGTTCCAGCCGTTTCTGATGTGGTGGCAACCTCTGTCATTCCACTTGCCATATTTGTAAGGTTTTGGCTTGCTGATTGTACTCTTGATGCAGTCTGACTGAATCCCATTCCCCTCAATACATTTGCAAGAGTTTTCCCAATTTCACTTGCTTTTAGTAAACTATCTGAAAATCCAGAAGTCTTTTGCTCCATGTTTTCAATTGCTGTTCCTGATTCTTCCATGTCGATTGCTGAATCGACAAGCTTATTGTACCCCTCTGTTACATGATTTATATTCCAATCTAAATCTTTGTACTTTTGAGATTCTTTATCAACTCCAGTATCTTCAAATCTTTGTTTTTTCAAAAACAATTTATCTAAAGATGCAGACGTTTTTTCTATTTGCAATTGAAGATTTTTATAATCATCAGTAAATTTCTGTCCTTCTTGTAGTTCTGGTGATACATAAACCCTTTGTTTTACTTGCTTCTTTGGTTTTTGAGCATCGTCAAGTTTATCCATGTATTCTTTAAAACTTTTGGATGGGTCTTCAAATGGTATATCTGTAATCGTATCTTGAATTTCTTTTATTAGCTGTTCATAACTTTTTATTGTATCTTTTGCTTCTGGAAACTTCTCTTTTAGTTGTTCAAAAGCCTGCAAAAGTCCAAAATTATAATATCCCTTTGTTTCTGAATCAGTGATATTTGCATCATACCAATTCAATTGGTCTTTGTAATATTGAAGGTCTTTTCCTGATTCTTTTAACTCACTTTTGCTATGGTTTTCCTGTATTTCTTCCCATTGTTTTGCAAAGTCATTTTTTCTGTTTTCATTTCTCTTATTTTCTGCATCTGATAATAAACGAAGAGCCTTTTCTGCCTGTGCAATTCTAATTGAATATCGTTCAATACCTCTGCTTTGAGATAATGCATTGCTACTTGCCAATATTGCATTCAACTCATTTTGGGCCGTTGTAAGCCGTTCAGTCCATTTTTTTGTTTCTAATTCTGGTCTTTTTAAATCCACTTTTACTTGAACTGTTTCTCTTGCACTTTTCATGATTCTGTCTTGCATTTCTTGCAATGATTCTTCTGCCTTTTTGGTGGCATTTTCCACGTTCTTCATTGCTTTCTTTGCATTGTTAGACAAATCTTCTAATGCACTTTTAGATTCTTTACTTGCCTGTTTAACTCCGCCTATATCCTTTGTTTTTCTTTCGGTGCTTCCAAGCTTAGAAACTATAATTTCAAGTTTTTGAGCAAGTCTATCTAGTGCTTCTTCCGCTTTCTCTGCTTCCGCTTTAATTTTAATCTCCAAGCTATCTGTTTCCGCCATTGCCTTACACCTACTTTCATAATATTAAAAAAGACGGTACAAACGTTAGTCCGTACCGCCATTGTTTTTCTTCTTATTAAGTTCAAAATTGGACTGCATAACTTTTAGTTGTGCAAAGAACAATTCTGCTTTTTTCTTTCTGCTCTCTTCCGATTGCTCTTCTTCTATCAATTCAGGAATTGGCTTTTTATAATATTTGTTTTTTGAATTTAATGCACAAGCTATTGCCGACATCATATAGTGTCCATTTAACCAATCTCTGTAATCTTCTTCTTTTTTCTTTTCTAAGTATCCTTTGGCTATCGAATTAAATTCTGCACAAGTAAGATTCCAAAATGTTTCCCATGAAATTCCCATCTTGTATGCCCTTGGATACAGTTCTTCATGAATCCATTGTCTTAAGCTTTTGTATTTCTTTTCTTCTCTGCAACTTTCTCCGTATTCTCTGCTGCATTCTCTTCCGTTGTCTCGTTGTTGAGTGCGCGAAAAAAACCAGAATCTTCCATTTCTGCGTTCATTACGTCAATGAGATCTTCAAACGTACCGCTCGCAATAATATGATTTTCGATTTCTTCACCTGCTAATTCCTGATCATTGCCAAGATGCAATGCAAAATATGCTCTTACTGCTGACATAGGCTTTTGAACCATCTTTTCAAGTGATACTCCCATATCCTCTAAGTCGCATAATGTATTGTATCCAAATTTCTTAGCAGTGTATGTTTTCCCATTAATCTTAAATGTTCTCATGTTTATACCTTTTACCTTTCCTCCTATACAAGATGTATAGGAAAGGGGCAGTCCGAAGACCGCCCTTTCTTACTTAGTTAATAAAGTTCTGGCTCGGCTGTTTCTTTATCATAGCCAGTCGCAACAGCCTTGCTATTGTCCTTAACGGACTGGCTATTTATTCCCCCGGTGTCAGTGCAATCTTTGTATCAGTTCCCTTGTACTCTTCAATAGTCAAGTTCATTTCGATAGTCAAAAGCTCATTCTGACCGACTTCCGGCATAGGAATACTTTCCGGCGGTTGTGCAATAACAAAGAATCCTTTTGTAAGGTCTTTTGAAACAACCTCAAACCACATTCTCTTTCCGCCAGTCAATGCCTTATATGCAGTAATAAGGTCTTCCCACTCCTTGGCTGTTTCATCAGTGTAGTTCACTGTTACTGTCCATGTTCCACCTGTATCTGCACGTCCCTTAACGTAACGTGTAACATCGTCTTCCAATGCAGATGCATCAATCTGTTCCGGGTCAATTGTAATTCCACCAATTGCATTAATACGATTTAACTGGTTAAAAGTTGTTGGCTTTGTTCCGGCCGTTTCTTCTACTCCATATCCTAAAGTGATACCGAGTGTACTAATACCTGCTACCATGTTTTCTACCTCCTATTTGTAAAAAAATAAGAGCCTTTTGGCTCTCTTAAACTTTTATTTACACTAACTTTTCATTCGCACCTATAATTCTTTGAAACCTTGCGGTGCTTTTGTTTGTATCTCCAAATTCCAGTGATGGAAATCCTTTAATTCCAAACCGTAATTTCTTGAATACTTCTGAAACTACGGACATTACATATCTTGCTTCTGATTCGTCTTTGTTAGTTATTACATCTACTTGAAACGTTACCGACAATGCGTTTATTGATTGACCGTCAATCGTTTTCCCCTCTTCCGTTGCCGAAAGAAGATGAATATATACCGTTGGAAACGTTGGTGTTTTTGTTGACTTGCTTTTTGGTGTAAAGTATATCTTTGGGTATTTCCCAATCAGCTTCGGTTGTGCTGTTGCTTTAACAATTGAATAAACTGACATTTCAATGTCATACGCCCACATATTATCCATACTTAAACACCTCTTCTGCTGTCTCAACAATCAGCTCTTTTAATTCATTGGCGGTGTTATACATAAAAGGTCTTGATGGCATTCCTTCCGTAAAATACCATTTCCCATCATCACCCGGATAAAACCATCCATATCTGCCATCCTTTGTTTTGAATATTGTGTTTCCGCTTGCGTAATCCCAAGACACATCAGCCGGGAAGTCTCCGATATATGGTGATTCTTTTCCAACAATTCCAGTTCCTAATTCAACAAATATTGCGTGTTCGGAATCTGCTATTACCGCCCATACTCCACCGCCTTCAACGGAACCTTCATATTCTGAATGAATGCTTTCTATTAGTTCACCCTTAAATATTGCATCCAAATCCGCAACTTGTATTCTCGCTATTTCTACGCCCTTTTCTGCAAGGTTTTCCGCAAGTTTCTGACATTTATACGTTAATTCGCTTTTGTATGCCTTTAATTGCCTTATGGCACGTTTTACACTGCTTTTAGATAGGCAATCAAGATTAATTGTTTCTGGCATTTTAACTCACCTGCTCCGAATCAATAACATTTCTCTTGAGTAAAAATAAGTCCACCGTTAATCCTTCATCTGCAACACCCATGACTGTATAATCGGCAGACGTTGAATCAACAATGCCGTCTTCATCATACTTAACATCCGATTTTTTCCATATCAGATCACCGGCTTTAATCGGCAAAGCTCCTTTGTCGGTAATGATCTGTGCATAGTTTGTTGAATCGTCTATGCCAAACTGTTTTGCCAGAACCTCTGACAATTTATTGCTTATGTTGGCATAAAAAATTGTTGGCTCGCTAAAACCAACAACTTCCTTTTTTATAAGCGGTATTTTTTCTCCACTATCAGATTCATAAAACTTAATATTCCCATCCTGATCTCTTTCGTATACTTCTATTCTTTTACCCTGCAATGAATACTTTATTTTTTGCTTATTAATGCGAAGCATATTACTTCACATCCTTGCCAAAACGTTTCCATAACTCAGATAACTTTTCCCATCCATACATTGCAACAAACGCAACAACAAATCCTGCAATAACGGAAGCAAGAATCATATACCACAATATGGCCATCTGGATATACTGCATATATGCGATAAATGCAATAACAGTAATTCCGATTGAAAGTACGAATACCAAAATGTCCGTAGGCACTTTGTTGAATATTCCAATTCCTTTAATCACCTGTGTAATAACAGATACTATAAAGGCTAATGCTCCGATAACCGCCAATATAATCGTCATGTTTGCGATTAATGTCTGCATAATCTCCATTTGCTACACCTCCTTATCTTCATTAAGTCGCGCTTCCAATCCGTCTATACGGTGGTGTACTGACTTTACACTCTCTTCAACTTTTACAATACGATTGTCATGAGAATTAAGCTCTTTTCTCATTTCTGTTACTTCGTTCTTAATCTCTGTTGTATTGCTAGATATTGCATCAAGTTTCATATTTATTCGTGTATTTTCTCGTACACGTTCTGCAAGTTCTGAATTGTCGGACTTCTTATTGTTCTTTAAGTTAAAGAACAAATTAAACAGTCCGAAAAAGACGGAAAAAGCGACTGAAAAAATGCTTATAACTACTGCTATTGACATTTATATACCGCCTTTCAAGTTTAATAATGGCACACCGCCCACCACCCTTAAAGTGTGCCGCCTGCTACCATAATGGCAACGCACAATCTTCTATAACATCTTTACAAATGGATATACCCCAACAAACAAATCGTCACGGTCTTTCCAGTTTCGGCTTATTCCGTTTTCTGAATACGATTTCATATAAGATTCTCCTGCCTGTGAATAGTCATACACTGCAAGGTTGACAACGACGCTATTCAGCTTTTTCAAATCATTATCTATTTGCTCCTGTGTATAACTTTCCGGGTATATCCGTTTGCTTATTACATCTTGCGTGGCTTGTTCTATTAATTGTTCAATCAGTGGATTTTCTTCCGGATGGTCAAATACAACCTTGTCCGAACCATCTTCTGACTGTTCAATATGAAATTGACCTAATCTAATCTTAACTTGTTCTAAGGTTGTATACATACGGTCTCCTATAATCCAAACTTCTCAATCAATAACTTCTTTAACTCTGCTCCTGTAAGCTCTTCTGCGTTGTCTATACCCTGTTCTGTGGCAAAAGCCTGCAAATCAGATGTAGACATACGATTAATGGTTGTCTTGCTATAATCAAAAGAAACCCCAGAATTGTTGTTTTCTGGAACTTCTTCTCCTGCGTTATACCATTTGCCATTATGAATCACTATATATGGATATTTCATAGTTGCGCCCCCTACTCTTCGCTATGAACCTCATATACGAATGTGCTATCCATATTCTCATATGATGGAAGAACAACCTCAGAAGCAAATGTTGACATCTTCATAGGTGGTCCGTACTCTGTCTTTGTGGCAACTGTAATACCTACACCATATGTTGTTACATCAACATCAGCTACCTGCCTTGCAGTTCTTTCCTCTGGTGTAGTGCCAAACCAAGTGCCACCAAGGATGCCTTCTGGAAGAAGTGTAACCTTGTTATCCGGGTAGAAGTAATGGTCTTTGCCATCATCACCAGTGTACATCTTGTCATACAACACGATAGTGAGCTTTGTTCTCTTCTGCACTACTGAAACAACAGTATCATCATCAACCTCAATGGTTGCTGTAAGGTTCTGTGCAAGGATCGAGTTTCTTATCTGTGCATTATCAAGCAAATACTGGAATGTATTGCTGTTCATAAGTGCATATCTAGCAATCTTTCCCTGCTTCTGTAACTTCTTTCTCCCATTATTAAGGTCTGTAAGTGGCTTTGAATTAGCTGTATCACTCCACATACTTGTGCCAGAAAGTTTTGCGTAATGGTCTTTTGCGTATGAGCCGTCTTTGTCGTAATCATAAGCATACTGAACGCCGTCACTCACGATAGCAATTACTGGATGTCCTGCATTTGTTGCAAGAAGTGACATTCTCATTCTTTCTGGTACAACTTCTGCACCGCTTACAAGGTCATTTGTATCGTCATATACGCTTGATAAAGCACTTGCAAGGTAAGGATCGTCCGCTGATTGAATACGCTCGATTTCAAGCATTTCCTCTTCACCAACTGTCATTCCCTCACGGAAAAATGCCATCTGTGTTTTTTCCTTGCTTAATCCCCCTCTAGCTCTAATTGTTGGGATTGTGTCAAAGTTGGATGGTGCAAGTGATACCGGAAGCCCTTTATGCGTCTTAATCCAACTTAAATCAAGTCCCTGTTTCTTTCTCTCCGGAAACCACTGTAAACCAAGATAAGGTATCTGATTACTAGCGTTTTCTGTTGCTGATAATGCGATAGACTTGCTGTCTAATACTTCATTAATTAACATCTGTTTACCTCCTGTTATTATTCAAATACAATCATTGGGAGAGCTGTCTTAACTGCTGTCTCGTATGTAACGCCTGAGTGAGCTTCCGCTACCTTTGTGTTAAGATATGCTTTCTTGAGCAGTACGCCCTGTGGTCTGTCTTCTGTTACATCAAACCTCAAAATGCCTACTACTGTAGCTGTATTGTCAGCCTTGCCGTTTGCTCCGATTGGCGTACCTGCTTTGACAATCTTCTTGCCCTGTGCGTTTGTAGTTGTTACACCATCAAAATCAAGTGTTAATGGGATTGCTTCGTTAGGCTCTCTCTTTAAAATCTGAACATCTCCTGCATATGAAGTCTCTTCATACTGCATATTCATTTCCTTTGCCATTTCTTACCTCCTGTTATTGCTGAATGTAATGTGATAAAACGTCATTGTTCTTAGGTGCATTAGATATAAGGCTTTCTGCTATTTTTTCAGCATTTGTCTTGTTATCTGCACCGCCTTTATTGCTGCCGCCGCCTGGAATATCCTGATGTTTTGCAATCTCCTGTTCCTTAGCCTGTGCCGCAGCTATCTCTTTTTCGGACATAATTTTGCCAAGCTCTGTATAATCAAGGCTTCCATCGTCCTTAACAATTGCTTTTGCCTGATCTGCTGTAATCTTAAAATTAGTCATTGCTGATTCTCTCTGATCTCTTACTGCATTTTCCTTCTGTAACTTTGCAATCTGACTATTTGCAGCTTCTAAAGCCTTATTGGCTTTTTCAATTTCAGAAAGATTACCTGCTTCTAACTCATCCAGTTTTTTCTGCAGTTCATCTGCATTTTCGGCTTTTTCCTTGTATGCCTTGTTCTTTTCCTTTTCCCTTGCAACTTCTGAATTTGTCTGATTTAACAATCCTGTGATCTGCTCATCTGTTGCATCTGGAAACAACTTCAATACCTGTTCTCTTGTCATAATTACCTCCGTTTAACTCACGCTTTTGATTTCGCAGGTTGCTCCTGCCGAGTTATCTGCTATTTTTCGCATAGCTGCTTTTTTATATAGAAAAAGGCAACCATAAATGGCTGCCTTAATTCTTCGTGTATATAATTGAGCATCTGCAATTCACTATCTCATTTGCACTTGCTCCTAGCGACATATCTTTTGGAAACATTAATTCTGAATTTCCGACTTTGAACGGTTCAAAAATGTTAATTTTCTTATCGTCAACTTCAACATGTGTATGCCTAACATATTTATCTTTCATTGTCTTCCAAGTTTTGAATTTATACCCTTTACTTATCATCTTTGTTTGAAGCCTGTAATTTCCTATCGTGTTTGCTTCATTTGCTGATATATTTAGCAATCGTGCAATAGAGGTATAGTATTCATATTGGACATTTTCCAAGGTTGTATCTATTATTTCCATTGTTATGTATGCGGCATAAGAAACTATATAGGCGGGTGTTATTTTCTTACCCATATAATCTGTTGCAATTTTGCAATACGCATTATCTATGTACTCATAACATTCTTCCCTTGTGCTGTCCTTAATCATTTCAAACAGTCTCGCAAAAACTCTTTCGAATTTTCTAGCAAGGTTTATTCTATCTTTCTTCTCTTGATCTGATATTTCCATTTCACCGAAATAATCTTCATATTCAATTATGTTCAGTTCATCTATTTTATTCATATCAATTAAATAAGCGGTAGCATTATTTAACTACCGCTTTGTTACTGTTTATGTTTTTTACTATTTCTTTTGCCTTAGATTCTTGTTCTTCTGCATCATCAATAGTTTTGTATATATTGTCAATGTATGGTTTTGATAACAAAAATGTCTTTTCCGCATCTCCCCATAATCCTACTGTTTTTATTGCTACAAGAGGATGTATTCCACTTTGTAACAATACTGTAAGTGTCTGTGCTTTGGTGTACATGTTATCCTGCGGACTGTGATTAATCTGCACATCAAAATCCCTAATTGACAGTTTCAAGTCTTTGCCAGCAAGCCTTAACACATTAAGAACCACCATTGCAAGTCTTTTTTCCGCCGTTTTAACAACTGGGTCTTTTAACTTCGCTCTTGTTTTAGAGAAGTCCCATCCGTTTCTAAGCTCAACCGCGCCTTGTGTATCTCCACCTGTGTTTCCTTGCTTATTAGGTATAGCCAGTATGGATAATGTATTATCCCACAAATCTTCTTTAGCAACCTGGCACTGCGTCTGGTTAAGCTCCTGCGTCATGATTTCAACATCAGCTTTGTTGTCTTTGTTGTTCGACTTAACTGCTAATGCATGGCTCATCTTCATCTGCTCGAATGTTTCTTTGTCAATATCGCAATTAATAAACTTAACCCAATACTGTACAAACTGTTCAACACCATCCATACGGTTAGATTGCATATTATTGATTGCATCAAGCATTCCAATAACAAGTTCAATATCTGATATTCTTTCGTGATTGTTCGGAAACTCAACAATTGGTATCTGCCCATATGTGTGAAGTTTTGTCTCAACAACATTGCTATTTTCTATTCTGAATGACATTGTTTCAGAAAACGCCATTTTATAATGATTGCCGTCAATATCTTTAAGCTCCTGCACTGCAAGGATTGGTTCTTCTGTATTTTCGTTGTATATCACAAAGGTATTCATTGGTGTCGGTGCTACAATCCTAAATGGAATATCACCATTATTTTTAGGCTGAATTGCCTTAAACGAAGTCCCTGTTGCTGATTGCCACTCTCCAGCTTTAATATCTTTTTCCTGCTTATTTGCATCAGACATAAAATCATTAAGCATATCAACGGCTTTGTTGATAGTTTCATCGTCTTTTCTGCTTATGAATTGAATAGGCTCTCCATATGTCTGTCCAACCTTAAATTGAACAATTTCATATGCATGATTTTCAACAACCTTGTTTAATATGTCCTCATTTGAAAGTTTTGTACGATACAAAACAGGTTGGTCACCTTTGTAATAATCCCAAAGATACTTAATAGCCGTTTTATTCCAGTAAAACGCACCAATACAACTGCCAATTACTTTCACAACATTTTTAGCAGTTATCATTTCGACATTTGTGTATGCAATTTTTCTGCCATAACAACCTCTGACAAGATCGTTAAAACTTCTCTTATTCATATAAATGTCACTCCACTGCTTGTAGCTCTAATTGGTAATGATTTTGCTTTTATTTCTCCTGTATCAGTGTAATAAACAATTTTCTTATTACACTTCTTGCATCTGTACATCTGATTTATTGTTGCTTTCCCATCATAATCGCCAACTTTTCGTTTACAAATAGGACAGTATATTGTTTTTTCCATCTTCATTTTCCTTTAAAATATCAAAAGCACCATATTTGATATGGTGCCTTGATGAGAGGGTTTGTTAACTTATTGTTTTGGATTAGAATGAAGTTCATTTCTGATACTTCTTCTGATTGTCAGTTTATCATGTCAACTTTTTAACATCAATGTGAAATTTTATGAATTTTTATGCAAATATGTATCTCCATACATTTTTTCAAATTCCTGTAATGCTCTTCCGTGAATGTTAAAAACCTGTCGTATACTCCAGTTTTCGGAATCTGCTATGTCTTGGAACGTTCTTCTTTCGACATAATGTTTATGTAACACATCATAGTGGTCTATATTTTTCATGTTGTCAATTTGGCTTAATATTTCTTTTCTTTTATCAACCAATGAATCAACTAATTCATCTGTTTCTCTTTCCAAGTCTACAATTTTTGCAATTGTTGATCCAAGTTTATCCTGATTACCGGAAGTCTGCACCCTTTCACTGTCTCCGGAAACAGTTATACTACAAGCCATTATTTTAAGCTGATAGATTTCAGAAAGTTTATTTGTAATCATTTTATCCAGACGTTCAATCTGATTCAGATATTCCTTTGTTGTCATAGCTTAATACTTCCTAAACGGATTAACCGCTGCTTCCACTCTTGCAACTCTATTCCCTTGTGTTACTCGTAATGCAAAGTTTGAAAAAACGTCCGGAACATCATCAAGTTGTTTTTTCCCGGAAACAGAATATTGCTTTAATAACGCCATCATAACACCGTATGGTTCGTTTGGTTTGTAAAGTGACCGGTCCTTAAATATAACATGTTGCAAAATCCAGCTAGAGCATTGAAATATACGTGCTTCTTTATTTGTTTCCGTTGGAACATCTGTAATATTGCATATCCATCCGACAGATTCAACACGTTTATTAACTTCCATTGCAACTCTATCTCCTCCTGCATTACGTTCAAACTCGCATTCTTGCACTTTGTTGTTTACAATAACGCCTGCTGCATTTCTGTACTGTTCCTCATAATCTGCGGTATTATCGCAAACACAATCAACACAATAATAATCATCGCCATATTTTTGAAGCACCGGCAATACAAAATAATCTGTTCCTTTGCCTTTTGTATCACATTGTGCAGTAACAATTTCCGGTTCACCATGTGGAAGATTGAGATACCTTCGAATTTTATCATCCGGAAACAATAATCCCTCACGCTCAATTGGCTCCTGTTTGTACAAGCACTTGTAGGAAATTTCATCCATGAGCAATTGCTGGTCTTCAAAAAACTCTTTCGTAAATCCACTATACTCATAATCAAAATTGCTTTCTCCGGTTTTAGGATCTATGTCAGGAACAGCAATTACTTTAACTCTTGGATTCCCTACATACATATTCTGTATTCTGCCTATAACATCATGTACAGACCATCTTGTAGCAATATGTATTTCTTTACAATTATTTCCGTCAGTATCCTGAATCTTTCTTTGTCTGGCATCTACCGCATATTTTGACCAAAGTTTATCAAGAATTACAGGATTCAGTGCTTCTTCGATACCGCCTATCATATCATCAACCAGAAGAAACTTTGATGCACGAACCTTACCTGCATTCTTGCTTCCGACAGATGTGCATTGCATGGATGCAAAAGGCTTGTACTTCCCAACATTAAACTGTTCCATTTTTGCATCCGTTCTGGTTACTAAAAGCTTTGGAAATATTTCATGCCACGTATAATCGTCAGGATTTGTAACAATATCCAATGTTCCGTCATAGAACATCCTTGTAATATCTCCGCTATGAGAATAAAACAAATTGAAATCCTTTGGATACCAACCTATTACTGCCGTAGCAAAGAATTTCTCTATCGTTGTCTTCCCGGCTCCAGGTATGAGACTTATGCAAAGTATGTCATACTTGTTATCAATCATTCCCTGTAACGCATCTACAAGTCCAATTTTTAATAACTGTTTTCTTCTCGGCATATAGAACCTGTCTTTTGGCTCTCTTTTTCTTTCAATGTACTGAAAGTAGCTGTCAACTATTTTATTTTGTGCTTCCAGTAACAAAATCTCATAGTATTTATCCAAAAGATCAAAAGAACCGTTATTTGCAAAAACAACCTTTTCTATCTCCCACATAGATAGGCCTGTATCGCGTTTACAAGCCGTTTCTATGAGTTCTTTTGCTCTAGTCGTACATTTTAACATTGTTTCTGTTTCTTTGTCTTTACAAGCCAATTGGCACACATCACAGTATGCATTTATAACATTTTCGTCTATTCCTTTTTGGGATATATATTTTTCACATTCTGAAATCAATTGATCTAATTCAGATTTCAAGAAAAGCACCTCGCTTTCACAGCAAAGGTGCCTGTAAGACCTCTGCCTATAATTTTTCTAGGGTAGCGACTAACTCCATTTGTTAGCCGGTAATATTTTTATTAAAATTCTGGCATTGTGTCATTGCAAGCCGAATATAATTTCTTCATGATACTTTCCGCAGTTTGAACACTTAAAGTCAACACTGTAAAGTCCGTTTTTTGCTGACATATATCCCATGCAGCCAAGTGCTTCTGCTACTATCGTTTCTTTCATTCTTCCGCCAACTTCCTACCGCAGATAGGACAATAGTTAATGTCCATATTCATGTAATGTGCATCATCCTCATAAGAATATTTATTAAAGCCATAAAAGCAAAGTTTGTTATCAATATAACAGAGAATTAATTTTTCTCTTGAAAATTCTTTGTTTTCAGTTTCTATTTTATCTTCGTACGATATTCTTTTTATATTTTCGCAAAATTCACACATATTCATCATTCCTCTTTGTTGTGCTTACAATACACAAGCAAATGCTCCGCAATCTGCTCCAAATCTTCGATATCGTAAACATTTCTATCAACTTGTTTTTCCAAAAACGGAATTTCAGCCTTATATGCCGCATTTATAAGCATATTCGCTGTTTCAAGTGGGTCAAATGGTAATTTTACAAGCCTGTCGATTTCAAAACTGCATTTTTCTTCTAATTCGTGTTTAATCTGCTTAGTATAGTCTTTAGATTCTCTTAACTCTTTTCTTAAATCAGCTATTTCATCATTTTTCTTTTGCATTTCAATTTCAAAATCATCAAGTGAAACATATTCTCCATTCGCATAGGTAATCCTATCTTCATACATTACCTTACCATCTTTGAATATATGTCTTTTAACTATATATCCCATAATCACACCTCGCTTAACTTTCTGCCACACATAGGGCAGTAATTGATTTTCTTTATTCCGTCTTTGCAGTAATCTCCAGTTCTGATGTAAAGCAGAAAATCACCATCTTCTTCAATGATGAAATCATTTCCAGTACACAATGCGTCTAAAAATTCGGTCTTCTCTTCAAATATTTTTTTACAAAAATCGCACATGCTTCTCACCCTTCCTTTGCCCTAAGACACATCTCCTTATTTTCTAATAATCGAATAGACAGGAATCGAACCTGTGACTTCCTCAATTACTGCAGTGAGTGTTCTTCCAACTGAAACTACTATCCGTTATGCGGTTGCTAATTAAATTAGCGTTATTTTTAATTCAACAGGGCAGTGACCGCTTGCTCCTGTCTATCGTAGAGCGACTACGACACGCGCAGATACAAGGATTCGAACCTTGATAACGATTTTACTCGTTAGAGAGATTAGCAATCTCCTGTGATACCATTACACCATATCTGCAATTTTATTTGCCATACCCATGATTCTTTAAGTTTTGTGGTTTCTAGATAATCAAATATTATCCTCATGGATATGGCTTAATCGAGACTTCATGCCTAGCTAATATTGCACAGTATGGAAACCTTAGCATACTTCCGCAATACTTTCTTTTCACCGATTCACTGGATTTTGGAAATACAATAATCCGCTCAGCAAGTTGAAAAACAATTATTCTTTTAATCCCCATAAGGGCATCCCATACAACAATCATCAAAACTCCCTCGCTTTGCGTAATTATTTGTTCTAGGTTTTAACCTATAGCTGGCAAGATGGGAATCGAAACCACGGCAAATTGGTTAATAGCCGACTGTTCCGCCACGCGTCAAATAAAAGTGTGCCTTATAAACCACTCATATACTTCCGGCACACGATAGCCTACCACACGGATACTGCTTCACGTGTTGTCTTCATCTCCGGCTAACAAGTTTTCCGCTGATATTTTCGCAGATTGTGTAATCAGCGTGGAAACTGGGATAGCTGGATTCGAACCAGCAAATGCAATAGTCGAAGCCATGCACTTTACCTTTTTTCAATATCCCATTAATTTTTCTTTCTTATTCTCTTCTTTTTCTCAAACAATGTGTCTGGCATAGGTTCTTGATTTACAAACTTAAAAATATATTTTTGAAATGTTGGTGTACTCATTCCTGCAATTTTTGCTGCCTTTGTCAAGCTACAGTTACCGTTCAAAAATTCTGCGCAAGCTTCTGAAAACTTATCAATATCGCGTGTCTTTACTCCTTTTGCCATAAAATTCACCACCCTTATTTTTTAGTTGGAATGGTTGGAATCGAACCAACTACACACGGCTTATAAGGCCACCGCTCTACCAGTGAGCTACATTCCAATAATACTTTAACGCATCCAGAATATGTGGGAGGTCATTTCTGAATGCGTCCCTTTTGAAAATGCAGTCTCTCCGACTGCAATCCCCACCGAACCTTGTGACGGTTCTTTAACAGCATTCCGCTAGTGGGCCAGAAAGGAGATGCGTAAAAGAGGACATTACGCACGCCACAAACCATTGTGGCAAAGACCTATCCCGGATTCGAACCGGGTCAACCATTAGGTCTGGCTTAAAGCAATGTATTTATCAATATACCATTTTGCCTTTTCTATATCTTCTAAACCATTTTTCCCATTGTGCCTGTAAAGATACTTAAATGCGTTGCACAAGCAAAAATTCTTTGTTGCTTCAATCCCCTGTGTTTCCACCATTACATCTATACATTCATATTTCCCGGTGCAGTAATGGCTTGGGTGATTTACAACATCACTGAATAATTCTGTTTCTCCTGTACCCATTAAATATCGCCTTCTTTTCTATGATTTGCTAAATAAGTATCAAACCCTTCCGGATACCTTGATTTCAGTTTATCAACATTCGTCTGCATTACATCATCAAGATCAAACCCAGCAGATTCACAAATCATAGCGACATACCACATAACATCACCAATTTCTTTTTTCAGATGCTCCTTATCAAGTTCCTTTTCGTGAAATACCCACTTCTTAATCATGTCTAAGGTTTCACCTGATTCACCTGCAAGTCCTAAACATCCGTTTATTAATCCACCGAAATCAACCACAGTATTTTCTTCTCTACTTGTCAAAAATCCTAATCTTTCAGTAGCTTCTCCATCATTAGTTCTCATTGCAAATTTCTGATATTCGTTTCCTGTCATTTCTAATCTCCTTGATCTTTGTTTGAATTACTTATAACCAAATCATTCATACCTGACCGGTATAAACAAAAATGTTAGCGGATACATAATCAAATTTCTAAATGTTATATCCGGTTTCCTGCCATACACATTTTTACTAGCCACAGATACAAGATATATCCCACTAAAAAGTTTAATTACTCTGAAATCCCTATGTAATTCCATCATTTGTCTGGTATTAACTCTTTTAAGCATTATATGGCTCCTTTATTTATCTATTGTGTATGGTTTATAATTATATTTATATATAATATATAGGGCCTTTTTGTTTTTGCGGTTATTTGAGGGACTTAGTTGCCGGGTTCTTCCCTGCGGGTCCAACCCCCACCCCATCCCGGATGATCTAGTGGCGCTTGCCATTAGCCAAAAGTAAGGTTTCTGAATTTTCAAACAATTCACTGAATTGTGTACGAGTATTTCTAAACTAGCGGTTAAATACAGGTTTATCCGCATCTAACACCATTCAAAGACGTGCAAAGCCTTATAAAATAAGGGTTTAGAATTGTATATAAATCCCATACAATTCTAGCCGTCTTTTTCCGCCTGATCTATGGCGAATTGTTCGCCTGTTTGGCTCAATTTCTCGCGTATATCCGCAGCAGTTAGGGTCGTTCTGGTCACATGTTCCCGGCTCACACCCGGCATGTTCCAACTGTACCACCGGTTGAGGATTGCCAGAACGCCAACCGGGTTTCCTTTGCCTGATGTCAATTTATTACTTAGGCTTTCTTCTCTATATTGCTGTAATTTTTGCGAAATGCCGAAACCGCGTGCACTTAGCTTCCCTGCCGAATCTCTCCAGTTAAGAAGCGTTTGACTGTCCACGCCTGTCAAAAGTGAAAATCCCATTGCGCTACATTCTTTATCATATTTATTGCAAAGATAATAATATATATATAATATATCCTCTAATCTATCATAATCATATAAATTATAATTAGATTTAGGTGCGTTAGGTATATTAATTATATCTTTACTTCTTAACTGATTGTTAGAAAACATATGCTTATATATATACATTAGGCAAGCATTCCACCGCCCCTGGCTTTCTTTGTTCATGTCCTGGATTGGCGGCTTGCACTCGTCACAGAACATTTCTATGTACATCTCTATTTCGTTCGAGTATACCTCTGTATCCGGGATCTGCTCAACTTCTGCTTTCTGTTCCTGTTTCATCTTTGCCACCTCCAGACATTCTACTTTTAAACAAAAAAATAGAGAAAGTCAAAGATACTATACATCTATATCTTTTTCTTTCTCTCAATGTAATATAAGATATATATATCACATGTTTATAGATCTGTCCATAATAAATTTATATTTTTATTCTCTTATTCTCTATGTCTATATATTATAATATTATATATTTATATAAATACTTAGTAGGTTTTAAAATCTTAATAATATCAGAGATAATAAACAGATACAGTATCAGTATCAGAAAACAGATGCTTACATGGGGTATATATGCCCCTTGTATGGGGCATAATTATTTTACACTTTTACATTTAATCAATTAAAACCCGGACAGATAAACTATTGCTTTTATTTACTAACTGTGATATATTAATAATCACAATCTAACCAGATTGGACAAATTTGCAAAAATAAAAAAGGAGCTTTTCGGCTCCTTTTTCTATATATTGTCAAAGTACCCGGAATTAATTTGCTCCACAGCTTCCGCTTGCGTTCTAAATCTTCCAAGGACTTTCCCTTGCGTTCCCACCGGCATGTATTCATTGTCTTTTTTTACTGCACATAACCATAGTGCATATTTATTTCCCTCTGATATACTTTGTACTCCGCCCTGAATATCGTCATAGTCACAAAAACGCATCTTTGTATTTGTCCGTTGCTCCAGTTCGGATACAGCCTTTTCCAGTTTCTTAATCATATATATCACTCCTCCTCGTTCTCCGGCATATATTGCCCCATGTCAATGCTTTTTTCTTCTCTTGACATGATGTCTTTTATTGCTTCATCGTCAAGCCTGAAAAGCTCATCTAATGACTTAATCTTTACATGCTTTTCGCCGACGTCAAGTACAATGTGATTCAAATCAGGCCGGGCGCTGGATACCATGTGTCGGCAAAATGGATCAGCTAGCAATCTTTGAAGCATTATCAGCTTTTCTATATCAGAATAAAAGCTGAAGTCATAAACGTGCTTTTTTGCTGCTGCAAAATCCGTTTCCGTCTTGCTTACCCCTGAGGCCTGCGCTAGTGCATCCTTGTTAACATGTACTTCTATGTTATCCAAATATATCCTAGCCAATTCTTGGCGATCTGATACTTTGCTGGAATACGTCTTTCCGTTCCAGTTCCCGGACCTTTCCGCCCCGGTGTAATCTGTGATAGTGATTTTCATGTTATTCCCCTTTCTGCCCTCGTCACCTCCGGGGCGGGTTCTTAATTGCACCGTTTCCGGTGCCCCTTTCTTTATGATGTAATCATCATATCATATGTGCATTATATTGTCAAACATATATTGCACATATTTTTATTTTTTTTGGTACTTCTCCATTTTTTCAAGCTTCGCTGCAATCACTTCTTTAATAAATGTGCCCGGCTTTTCAATTCCGAGCCGATCCATGCGTTCCCTCGTTCCAGCCGGAAAGACAATATTGATCCTGTCATTTCTTTTCTCGTACGCTCTTGACGCTCTAAGCTGCGCCGCGCTTGTTTTGTTTTCGCTCATTTTTCAAAACCTCCGTTTTTTCTTTATATAATAACATATGTGCATTATATTGTCAATATTATATGTGCATTATACATATTATACAATAAACCCTTGTTTATATGTGCAATATTTGGTTATTTTTACATCTTGTATATGTGCATTATAAATGATATTATAAATACAAGTTAAGAAAAGAAAAAACATGGAAAAATATATAATTGTTGAAACAAATGAACAGATAGAAAGAAGCAAGGCACGCAGAAAAGCTATTGAAGCATTGGAGTATAACCCGATGTGCTACAACTGTAAGAGTTTTGGCAAGTCCTGCAAAGGGTCAACAAATAAAGTATATAGCGGATGCGTCTATAAAGAGGTTGACGAATCGAAACCGTCTATATATACACAAATTTTACAACAAGTGAAATAGTCGAAACCGCCGCCCGGCGGTCTGCAGGAAGTGCCCCACCTGCACCGATGAGACAGGGCACACAATGAAAGGATGGTTACAATGATTGAAAAAATTATGATACTTCATGAATTAAAACTTGCCGGTTTTGACATTTCTGCAAACCTTGAAAAAATGTATCAGAAATACGGAAAAGAAGAATTTCAGAAAGCAGCACGGGCTAGCGGCTACGGTTTTATTTTAAAATAATTAGCAAGGCTGGCATTTTCCGGGGCTCGATTCCCCGGCTTGCTTTTTCCCGGTGATCCGGGAAAAATTGAAAATATGGAGGTTTTGAAAATGGGAAAAATCAATATTGATATGTGGTATGGAGACAAGCCGGAACAGGTGACAGGATTAGACATATATTTTAATGACTTATACGGTGGTTATTCCGGCAATCTTCGCATTTTTGGGAAAATTGTAGGCGATTATTACGCCGACAGCGTGCAAGACATAGAAAAAGCCTTTCCGCACCTTGCTGAAAGTATTGAAAAATGTTTGAACTAGCCGCCGCAGAGGATGCCCGCCGGATCACTACCGGCGGCGGTTCTTTCTTCCGTAATGGATGATATAAAAAAAGGAGGGTTTAAATTATGAAAAATAGTAATATAAAAAAGATCTTGGACGCTCACAGCGTCCCAAATTTTGAAAAAGAAGGGCGGATATATGCGGATTCTATGCTTGCCGGGTCTGATCTTTTTGAAGAAGTAGAAGACTTGACCGGCTGGAGCATGGAAAGGCTCCGGGAATGGCTTGGATATTAGGGCGCAAATGCGCCCTTTTTCCAGTTGAAAAAAAATAAAATCCGGGGTATAATTTGAGTTAATTATATCCGGTTTTTTTGATATGCAATTTTTGAAAAGCTTAAAAATTGGGATTCTATGCCCTTTTTGCGCGATTTTTCGGAGGTGGTAAGCTATGCCAAAAAACGAAAGAAGAAATATAGACAAGATCAAGGCGGAACTGTGCCGGCAGATTAACGATCTGGACCCGTCCGGGTTATATTTACTATGTTCTTTTTTAGATGATCCGGGTGCAGTTCTTCCACTTGTTAATCCTGTGAGCTGCGAAGCCTGCCGGGATACGTTTGCCGGATGTGATCCGGAGGCGTGCCGGGTTCGTTTTGCCGAATTTTGCGACCAGATCACACCGGGTGATGGTCTGTACTTTTCGAGAAATGCAATCAATAGAGATTATAAGGTATTAGAGAATTGAGAGTAGCCGAGGGGGCAGTGAGGGGTAATTTTTTTTCGCAGGAGATTTTACCCTGGCATCTTTTTTTGAGATTTTTTCTGGGATTTTTGAAAAAATTCAGATTTTTTTATTTTTCTCAAAAAAGTAAGGTTTTTGTATTTCAAAAATTTTTTTATTTATTTTTATAAAATGGGAGGGAATATATATGGCATGTTTACCGCTTGAAATAACGAACAAAATAGCAAGCAAATATCCGGGATGTTGGGATGATCTGGATATGATTGTTGATGGTGTTCCGATAGACGAACACTGTATGTATCCGATAGCTGCAGGAATATCTGTCGTTACCAGAGGTGTCAGTGTTTCAGAAGCAAAAATAAAATTAAGAAACAACATGGATTTAATTGCCGATGCTACAACAATGGTTACTGTTGCATCATGGAGAAAGCATAAGCAGATATACAAATTTGAAGAGGAAATGCAGAATCTATTGTTAGAGCAGGGTGATTCTGATTTAGTGTTGCCGATTGAAGTGCTATATGAAATACCTTATAACTGCATATACGTTCAGCTAAATAATATAGAATCTATGCAGAACGATACAATAGATGGATTCTTTGTATCATTTGAGTATGACATGAATACATCGGAAATGGAATTGCGATTGCTTGTGGCATATTCTAATGGAATCACATCACCTATTCCAATACATCTTATTAAAGGTGCAACAATTGCCGAGGGTTTCAAAAAGACTTTGCAGATTGCAGACATGAATTCAGATTTTGCAGATAAGTACAATATAAACACAGAAGATATTCATAGATGGGATAAGGCAGCACTTGATACTGCTTCCAGACTGATTCAACTTGTTTTATATATATGTTCACAGAACAAAGAAATTGAAGAGAATCCAGTTCAGAAAAAGATTACAAGAAAGCCAAGCCAAAATAATATAAAGGACAAATTTAGAGAAGTACAGATGTGGGACTGTGGCAAGGAAACATCCGAAAAGATAAGAAAGATTAATCTTAACAGAAGCAATGTTCAATATGTATATGATGGTCATACCTCTACCGGTCATGGATCACCAAAATCTCCGCATAGCAGACGTGGACACTGGCATCATTTCTGGACTGGGAAGAAAAATTCTGATGAAAGAAAACTTGTTCTTAAATGGTTGGCACCTACGTTTATAAATGGTGGAAATGAAAACGAAGTAAACATAAACGTAATTGGGGACAGGAATTAAATATCCTGTCCTCTTATGTTTTTAGAAGATAATGACAATGCAATTATGCCATATGAATTACTTGCTTTTAATTTTTCTACAAGAATTTCTCTAGTCATATATTTATTAGTTCTTCTCACATATTCCAAAACTTTATCTATACTATCCATATCGTTTCCTTTCCATAAATCCACTCATAATATCGTCAGCAAGGTAAATAATATCTCTACCATACAATGATAAAAAATCCGCCACAATTTCTTCCGTCTCGATAGGAATAGTATAATTATATTCCATTGCATGAACGTGTGTTAATTCGTGGCACAACACTTTATCAGTCATATCTTTTGATAAGCAGTTTGCTATCGTTACAGTTTTTGTATTTCTGTCTGTAACTCCCAATGTATATGTGCCGTCTGAACGCATTAATTCGCTTGTATTTGGATTTTTATATTCTATGTGCCAGATTGTACCATTAATACTAAAAACCATTTTGTATGCCCCTTTCTGAACTGTTTCCATTTTGGAAATGGTTAATCAAAAACAGGCTATGAATATTTCTACTCATAGCCTATGTCCTACATTTTAGAGACAAGTGTACTTAACTTTGATTTTGCTAAGTTTTTTTCTTCCGGAATCATATCTGCAATTAACTCTGTCAGATCGTCTGACAATTCACGCATATAAGCTTCCAGATCATGCATTTTTGCTTCCTTGTCCTGCTGTGTATTAGCCTTGTGTGCATCTCTTGTATTCATGTACGTTCTTCTGCTCATTCCACTCTTTCCTTCTCTGGAATCATGCATATGAGTAGGCTCTGTATAATACATACGTCCATATGGTTCTCTGTCCATATCCCTGTACATTTCAGGTGTCATATGCCACATAGGTTCATCGTAATTTCTACGATACGTTCCTCTTCCCTTTGGTGCAAATCTTCCATCTTCGTACCGGTAATGATCGTAAAATCTCTTATCTCGTCCATATCTGTCAAACATCTTTAAGATTTCTTCATCTTCTGATTCATCCATAGTCTTGGCCAACGTCCGATAATACATAGCTTCTGCAAGGTCTTTTATCATGTCTATAACTTTTCCCATCTCGCAAGTATCAACACTTTCAAGTCCCTTATCAAACTGTGATTTCGTACATTCAGTAAGTTTTTCAATCATATCATGCATTCTTTTAATATCCATGTTATTTTGCCCCCTTTACTGTCGAAGATTGCGTAACAGGTGTACTATCACCATTAATCGCAGTTAAACGATTGTCTGGAGAACAGCATGGATTTCCAAGCATTCTAAACAATCCGGAATTGTTAGTTGTTTCAACGATTGTTGAATATCTTGTGCGTGTTCTAAGTCCACATGCCGTAACCTGTCTACAATTTCTCTTTACTAACGGATAAAGTACCGCTCCACCGCCAATTGTAATATAAACAGGAGCATTGATTGTTGTTGTATCTGGTATTGACTGTGCTACAACGATACATACTTTTCTATTATTTGCGTAACTTCCGGCAGGTAAGTCAATAACAAGGTTCCCGCCTGTAAAAGTTACAGAATTTGAAATTATAAAATTGTCACATAAATGACATACATTTTTACAACTCATATATATACCTCCTAAAAGTAAAGGGCAGATTTTCACCTGCCCTTAAAAATCAAACCTTTTGGCGAAAATCGGATAAAATATTAAGTATTTCATTCTGATTCTGAATTATCTTATCAAGGTATTCCCTGTCTTGCTTCTGCAACTCTCTCAACAAATCATCGTTAGATGTCTGCATCTGGTCATTCTGATAACCGATCATTTGCAGGATTACAGAAAATACATTAAGTGCATCAAGGTAAGATAATCCGTTTGTGCTTTGATTGTTATTCATTAACAACCACATCCGTTGTTATATCCACACCCATATGCATATGCATTTGGATTAGGTACAACGTATGCCGGGATTGCAGTAGGATTTACTGCATTAATAATCTGATTTGTCTGTGCTGCCATTGTAGTAGTCAGAAGTGCGTTCTGCCTATCCTGTGAAGCAGCTCTTCTCAAATCGTTATTCTCTGCCTGTAAGGTTGCAATCTTGTCATTTGTCAGGAAGTCAAGGATAGCCCTCGTTCCTGCCTGCTGGCTGTCAATAATATCTCTTGTATTATTGTTCATTGTGTTCTGTAAAGCACAAGTGTTAGTTGCCATGTTGTAGTTTACACCCTGGATAGCTTCTCTCGTCTCGCAGCAGCAGTTAGCAAGCTGTGACTGTAAAGCGTTGGTGTTCTGCATATTAGCGACTGTATCAGCATTAATAGCCTGCTGAATGCCATAACCGGTCTGCATGATATTTGTGTTAATACCATTAAAACCTGTGAGCATACTGTTGTTCATAGCATAGAAACCATCGCAAAGTCCGTTAGAAATGCCGTCTAACTTGCTAATGACTGCGGAATTGTCAAATCCTCTCTGAATATCAGCCTGAGTAGCTGCAGTAGCGACATAACCGCCATTACCGCCAAAACCTCCGCCAAATCCATTATTTCCCCATCCAAACAACAGGGCGAATA